GAGTCAGCAACGACATGTATTTTCGCGACCTAAATGAATGCGTGTGGTACGCACAAAAACTCCACAAACAAGGAAACGAGGTTACGGCGTACTGCCTACCCAAACTGGTCGATAAAGATACGAAGGTGTACTGAGATGCTTGCTGAACTCGCTGCTGCCAATGCTGCATTCGCCGTAATCAAGACCGCTGTTCAGAACGGCAAGGATATTGCTGCTGCCGGTAGCGCGATTGCAAGCTTCGTCGGGGCCAAAGAAGACCTACAGAAAAAGGCACAAAAGAAGGGCAACGGCTCCGACCTCGAAGAGTTTATGGCCCTCGAACAGATTCGAGAGCAAGAAGAGCAGCTAAAGACTATCATGATTTACGCGGGTCGTCCGGGTTTGTGGGGCGACTGGCAAAAGTTTCAGGCCAAAGCACGGGTTGCACGACGGGAAGCCGAAGAAGAAGCGGCCCGCAAGCGTAAGCAGATGTTAGACATAGCTATCGTCACATTGTTTTTTGTCGTAGGTTTGGCGGTTCTTGGCTGTGTCGTTGCTCTCGCTCTCCACGCACAGGGACGCCTCTAGTTTTTTTCTTGTAAACTCTAGGTAACTGTGCTATAATAGGGTTATTTACGGAGAGTCGCATGGACCGCATGATAATCGAAGCCCTCAAGCACAAGTACGAATCTCTCAAGGTGTCTGCACGGGAGACGTTCAAAACCTCCGACATCATGGAAGATATCGATGATGCCCTGCACAAGTGGTCCGTAGCAGACCGCAAGTTACAAGAGATACAACTCATAGAGTGGGAACTCGAAGATTATGGCGAAGAAGAAGAGCCAACGCTCTTTGACAGCGTGGACTAAGCAAAAGTGGCGCACACGCAGTGGCAAGCCGTCCACACAGGGTCCAAAAGCAACCGGGGAGCGATATCTACCGGAAAAGGCCATTAAGGCACTCTCCGCGAAAGAATACGCTGCTACGACTCGCGCAAAGCGTAAAGCCACGAAGGCCGGTAAACAGGTTTCGAAGCAGCCCAAGAAGATAGCGAAGAAGACTCGCTCGTACAGGAAGGTACGCTGATGCCTATAGTTGATCGCGCTTCTAAATACTATACGGAATCTGTTTCGCTAACAACAACTGCGGATACGGATGTTTACACGGTACCCGCGAACTTTTCTTCTCACGTCGAACATTTCTTTATTAGCAACAACAACAGCAGTAACGTAAGCTATACACTGAAGTTTTATCACTCTGATGATGATACAACCCATACTATTCTCGATACCCACGCTGTTGCAGGAAAAGGTATGGAATCCGTATTTACTGTGGATAAGCCGTTGTATCTTCACACGGGCGACAAGCTAATTGTGGCAGCAGGAACTGCTAATGAATTAGTTGCTACGGTAAGCGTCGAAGAGTTTTTCGACCCAAACAAGACATAAGGGAGTAAACTATGTCTGCAAAATCTAACTACTTGGAGAAGGCGGTCTTGGACCACGTGTTAGGTACGTCGGCAATGACTTCCCCGACTGTCTATCTTTCACTCTACACGACCAACCCTGCAGAAGACGACAGCGGCACGGAGCTTTCTGGCAACGGATACGCTCGTCAGGCTGTGTCGTTTAACGCTGCTTCTAGTGGCGCGGGTTCTGCGACAGGCCCGACAGTTGCAAAAGACTTTACAGCATCGGGGGGTAACTGGGGAACCGTAACCCACTTCGGGTTGCACGATGGTTCAACTGCGGGCGGGTCTCCTGATAATCTACTTTATTACGGCGAACTATCAGAAGACAAGCTTATTGAGGACGGCGACACCCTTCGTTTTGCCGCAGATAGCATCACTATTACTGAGGCTTAAACTGTGGCCCTCGTTGTTGCTGATCGCGTAAAAGAAACGACTACGACCACCGGAACTGGCACGTACACACTTGCTGGTGCCGAGACTGGGTTCGAGTCGTTTTCTGCTGTCGGGGATGGCAATACGACGTACTACTGTTGTACGGACGGCACGGACTTTGAGGTGGGCATCGGTACGTACACCGCTTCGGGTACGACCCTTGCGCGTACGACAATCTTACAGTCGAGCAACAGCGATGCGGCAGTCAATTGGTCGGCAGGTTCGCGGGACATTTTTGTCACGCAGCCAGCAGAGAAGGCGGTGTTCCTCGATGGGAGTGGGAACATCTCCATTCCCGGCACGATTGATGGCCGCGACCTTGCTACAGATGGTACAAAACTCGACGGCATCGAGGCATCTGCTGATGTAACCGATACTGCCAACGTCACTGCTGCTGGCGCACTCATGGACAGTGAGGTTACTAACCTCGCACAGGTAAAGGCATTCGATTCATCTGACTACGCCACTGCGGCGCAGGGGTCTACCGCAGACTCCGCTATGCAGAATTTGTCTGACGACACCACCCCGCAGCTTGGCGGAACTCTCGACGCACAGGGTAATAACATCACAGAAGTGGAACAAATCGGTGTGCGAGACCGTATTTTCCACGACGATGATACCAACACCTACTTGGAGTTTAACTCTACGGACCAGTTTCGGATCGTCACAGGCAACGTAAACAAGTTCCAATGTCTTCCTACAGAAGTCGTTTTCAACGAGAGTGGATATTCTTTTGTGAGCTTTCGCGTAGAAAGCGACAACAACACTCATATGATTTTTGTTGACGCGGGGAACAACCGTGTTGGCATTGCTAACAGCACCCCTGCCAGCGCACTTGATGTGACAGGAAGCATCACCGTATCTGGCACAGTTGATGGCCGTGATCTTGCTACTGACGGCACAAAACTCGACGGCATAGAGGCGTCCGCTGATGTAACCGACACCGCCAATGTCACCGCCGCTGGTGCGTTGATGGACAGTGAGGTGACAAACCTTGCTGACGTGAAGTCATTCGACCCCGCTGATTACGCTACTGCGGCGCAGGGAACTACTGCTGACTCTGCTATGCAGGATTTGGTTGACGACACCACCCCCCAGCTTGGAGGCGACCTCGACACCAACGGAAACGACATTAACTTTCCAGATAGTGCAAACGCCACGTTTGGCGATGATGCCGACTTGGTTATGTTCCACTCTGGTACGGCGAGTGTAATCAGGGACACGGCGGCAACTGCTGCAAGACCTTTATACCTGCAAAGTAATGAAACTACGCACGGCGTAATTATCACTAAAGTAAACGCCACTGAAAAGATGGCGAGGTTCATTCCTGACGGCGCGTGTGAACTTTATCACAATGACAGTAAGAAGTTGGAGACAACCGCTACCGGCGTAACCGTCACCGGTCTTCTTTCCGCAACCACCAAGTCCTTTGACATTCCCCACCCCACCCAAGACGGTATGCGTCTGCGCTACGGCTCTTTGGAGGGACCGGAGAACGGCGTCTATGTTCGTGGTAGACTGACTGGCTCGTCCGTAATCGAACTACCAGAGTATTGGGCAGGGCTGGTTGATGAGGACAGCATCACCGTACAGCTTACCGCGATTGGCAAGTCGCAAGACCTGTGGGTCGAAGAGGTGAGCTTGCAAGAAGTGAAGATTTGTTCACGAAACGTGGACTGTTTCTACATGGTCATGGCAGAGCGTATCGACGTTGCCAAGCTAGAGGTTGAATATGCGAATCAAGTTTGAGATTGCGGCTGACGACACGCCTACCGTTCTGGACAGCGAGGCTGATGCAGAGACCGTTGAGGTTGAGCGTGACGGTGACAGGCTGATTGTTCATGTCGTAGCAGATATTCCACTGGAGCAAGACATTGGCGACGTACACGAGTAGTCAAAGCGGCAACTTCAGCGCCTCTGCAACGTGGGGTGGCTCCGGTCCACCGGCTGACGGTGATGCGTTCAACGTATCGTCCGGCCATACAGTCACCATCGACAGCGGCATCACTCAGCCCACTAATGGCTACCATGACAGCTACGTCTATGGCGTCCTGAAAAACGATACATCTGCGAACACCGAGCTTCGCATGAACGGGCGGCTTTACATCAAGGGCGGTGGTCTGTTACACATCAATGACAATAATGGCGCATGTACCTTCGACATGAAGATTAAGGGTACTTCTGGTGAAGCCCACGGCCTCTGGCATGAGAATGAAGATGAGGCCAGCCTTATCCTTGAGGGTGCGGACGGGATGCCATCTACAACACTGGCATCTGCCCCTACTGAAAATGCCACCAGCCTGTCGTTTACGGATGCGTCTGATTTCGCAGTCGGGGAATGGTTCGCGGTCTTTGACAACAGCACCGCGCAGACTAGCGGCACCAACAACGCAACGTCTATGCGGGATGAAGGCTTTGTCGTCCACGACATTTCCTCAAACACAGTCTACTTCCGTCATTTCGTGGGACCAGATGATGTTACGGTTTCGAGCTATTCTGGCTCAACCCTTACGGTGAGCAACGCCAAGAAGTTTCGTAAGGGTCAGTATGTCATTGTCGGCACGGGGTCTAACAGGACCACAGGTAAGATTACGGATATTAATTACGCCTTAAACGAAATTACTTTGAGTGTTAGCATTACTGGTAACCCGACTGGCGCAACGGTCTACCTTACGGGTACGGAAAAGCCCCACGCATCCGGTGACAAGGTTCGCAAGGTTGCTACCGTGACCACCACAGCTAGTGGCACAGGCACGACAATTACTGTTGCTGACGCTACTCAGTTCTCGGCTGGCGACATCATTTGGATTGCATCACCGTGGGAAAGTGCAATTGCTTACTACAACGATTATTCATCTTACCTGCACACTGTATCGAGCGTAAGTGGCAATAGCATCACATTAAGTTCTGCCCCGCCTTACAGTGTTCTCAGTGGAGTTTACGTAACCCGCGTAAGCCGCAACATCACCATCGGCGGAGCGAGTACAGACGACCACGTCTTTTACTACTCTGAGAGCTACACCTCGAACTACAACCGCATCAACATCCAGAAGGATGTCCACTTCAAAGACATCGGCAACACGTCGAACAATAACTATGGCGGCTGGACGTTGCGGGGGTACTTCAACTCTAAGGCGTCACTGAAAAGCGTGACGATGACCCAGACCGTCCCGGCCAACGACCAAGCGCCGTGGACAGAGGGTGTGACCGCTACCTTTCTACGGCAACGAGACCACAACGGACTGTGGCAGTGGTCAGTCCGGTATTCAAAGCTGCGCTGCTGTTTCGCACACAACGCCTATAATAACTATCACCCATACTGGCATGACGGAAACGGCGTCTATAACTGCATTTCATCTCGTAGCAGCAACCTCTGCTGCCGCGCTGAAGGACAGCGCAACAACAACGAGATTGCCTACAACTACTTCAACAGGCAGTACTATGGACTGCGTGTCACTACTGGCGAGTATGAGGCTGGCTTCGGTATCCACCACAATATCCTCGATGCGTTCTCTCACTATGCTTCTAATGTATCTTCAGGCGTAGGATATGGAATAGACGGCCTTTACTGTAACGACTTCAGAGGACCACGCTACGGTCACTACGCTGAAGGCGGCGCAACGCACCTCTATAGCCGCACACAGGAAGCCGTGTCAGGCGTTGTTGGTAACTCCGGTGTGGGCATCCACGGCGGTACTAACCAAGCCGGTTCTTCCTACCAAGGCGCTAGGGAGCGTGGCACCAAAGGCTATCACAACGTCTCGACGCACTTAGAGTTCGACTTCGAGTTGGACCTAGTTGCTCAGTACGCATACGCCACCCGCCGCGTTTGGGACGTAGACGAGCAAGCGTGGGCCGTCAGGAAACGTAACGTCAGTAATGGTCGCTTTGGCGCAACCGTCTACCTGCCGCCAAACTCCACACTGCGAGTAAGCCTAGACGTAAAGCTCGACGCGGCCCCTGCAAGCGAATACCCAAAGTTGCAGTTGCAGTCGAACTTAGGTCAGCAAAATGAGAACCGTTTGCAGAACGCGACGATTGGCAACACGCGCTTTTCATCTGACCGCAACAACACAACCGCGACATCGGCATCGATCGGTGCTTATGAAACGCTGGAAGGAACTTATGCTGCACGTGATTACGGCTGCACAGTCAATATCTGCTGGGCGCAAAACACTTCAGCAGACGACTACGGTTTCTATCACAAAGACCCAATCATTCGTATCGACACCCCATACGAGCAATACATGTGGGTCGCGAACTCTTCGCAAAACCTTAACTTTGTGCCGGATATTCGCAACTCGTTCACACAACAGAAGAAGCGTCTGGGAGGAAGGATTAAATAATGTCTGATGATGTACTGATTACCCCTGCCAGTCGCAAGATTGAGTTCAAGGACAATTCCGGTAATGTTGACGGTAAAATCGAGTTGGACGCCAATGGCAACTTGAACATCACTTCACCGGGCGGTGACATTGGTCTTGGTGACGCTACTGCTGACGTGTACATCGGTGACGGCACCAACAACGTAGACATCGTGTTCGAGCAGAACGGTGAGATTCGGGGGTTGACGGGCCGTACTCTGACGTTGGGTCAGTCAGACAGTAATGTGACCATTACGGCCCAGAACTTCACAGCCAACGGCCTTTCCTATCCGACATCTGACGGTACTAACGGTCAAGTCCTCACAACAGACGGCTCTGGTGGTCTTTCGTTCTCCACGATTTCTAGCAGCGGCGCGTATGACTTGAACGGGGGTAGGCTGACCCTCGACGCGGACGGTGACACTTATCTAGAAGCGGCGAGTGACGACTACCTCACTTTCAGTTTCCTAAATAATCAGAAATACTTTATGAACCAATCGATGTTTGGTCCGGTAACAGGTGTAACCAATGCCCAGTTAGGTAGCTCTAGCCAGTCTTGGTCATTTGGTTGGCTTACTAACCTTTACAGCACGACCGTAAACGCTACGACGTACAATATTCAAACTGGTGGCAATCTTATATTCGAGGGTTCAACCAGCGATAACTTTGAAACCACGCTAACAGTCGCCGACCCAACAGCCGACCGCACGATTACCCTGCCCAACGCAACCGGAACGGTCCTCCTGACTGACGGTGACGGAAGTAATCTTACAGGCATTGAAGGGTTCGCGGAAGATAGCACAACCAAAAACCTAAGTGCTGGTACAGGAGCAAACGATGGCTCTCTAGCCAGCGCGACCAGTGCGGTTTATAATATTGCGATTGGTCAGGACGCTAACGGCGGCGACACAAACTATTCCCAAAAAACTGTAGCAATCGGCTACGAGGCTCTGAAGGTAAACACAGATAACTATGAAACGGCAGTAGGTCACCAAGCCTTGCTGGCGCGTAGCAGCACCTACTTGTTTCCGTGTGCAGCTTTTGGAAATCGTGCGGGTAGCAGGGTAACCTCTGGTTCAGCGAATACCTACTTAGGTCCATACAACTACGGCTGTACAACCGGCGAATATAATACTGCCGTTGGCTCTTTCAATCATCAGGTTATGACCTCTGGAGAAGGGAACGCAGCCGTTGGATATTTTGCCGGTGCAGACATAACTACAGGAGACAACAATGTCACAATAGGTTATTTGACTGGTCAGAATCTTACTACCAGCGACGACAATATCCTAATAGGTCGTGAGGCAGGTGAGGCGCTTACTGGCTTTGGTCAAGACGACAATATTGCGATTGGTGCCCAAGCTCTGCATAGCTCCACAAGCTCACAAAACAGTGTTGCCGTCGGACGTTTGGCACTAGGCGGGCTTGCCCCCGGCGATCACAACACGGGCATAGGCGATGCGGCTGGAAGTAGTTTAAGTAGTAGTTCCTCTTACAATACGTTTGTAGGATCAAGTGCTGGAGCTGTAATCACTACAGGTGCAAAAAACACCATACTCGGTGGCTACAACGGCAACGAGGGTGGCCTCGACATCCGCACATCCAGCAACCGCATTGTCCTCAGTGATGGTGATGGTAATCCTCGTTTGCAAATCAACGGTCAGGGGGATATGAAGTACCCCGGAAGCAATGCTGAAAGCATATTCACCAGTGACCACAGTGGTTCAGCAAGTGCTACCAACCGTCGGGGCATGAACGCATCTGGCGACCAGCTTATTATTCACTCCGGCAGTGGCACTGCGGATATTGACGCCATTAAACTTTACACAAGTCACGGCGGCGCTGTTGGATCATCTTTCGCAAAGCTGGCCTTCCTTGTGCAAAGCGACGGTGATGTACAAAACAAAAACAATTCTTACGGTCAAATTTCTGACCAGAGACTAAAGCAAGACATCGTTGATGCCGCCTCTCAATGGGATGACATCAAGGCCCTACAGGTTAAAAAGTTCCGTTTCATAGATGCAGTAACTAATCTTGGTTCTGACAATGTGCCTTTGCAGATTGGCGTAATTGCACAAGACCTTGAAGCCGCTAACATGAGCGGCCTTGTTGTTGAAAAACAGGATGTGATTGATGGTGTAGATCAAGGCACTACCACAAAATCAGTCAAATACAGCGTCCTCTACATGAAAGCAGTCAAAGCATTGCAAGAGGCAATGGAACGCATTGAAACACTGGAGGCACAGGTCACCGACCTGACCGCTCGTGTCACCGCCCTTGAAGGCGCAACGGAGTGATTTATTAATGTCTAGGACTGACGAAGAAAAAGCAAACGATTACGCTGCCATGGGTGACAGTGTTATGATGATCAATGCGATCATCGACGGCACTATAAATGCAGATCGTTCTTTAGAGGATCGTAAAGAGAGAGTCCGACGTAACGTCGATCATCTCTCTGCAATGGTAGCACTTACAGACTGGGGAGACGAGGACATGACCGCCGTAAACGCAGCTATAACAGCCGGTCAAACGTACAGAGGAAGCAGCGAGTAATCATGTTTTTTGGTGCAGGTCCATTTGCAACCGCAGCGTTCTCATCGCTGTTCGCCGCCATCCAACAGGCGACTGCATCTGTATCCGGTTCTGCGTCTGCGACGGCTACTCCAAGCACTGTTAACCTTGCATCTGCATCCGTATCAGGTTCGGGTTCTGTAAGTGCAACAGCACAGACTATCGCAACTGCAGGTGCCTCTGTAACTGCAAGCGGAACTTCTACAGCAACAGGTCGCGGACTCCTAGACGGCGACGTTCTGATAGGCGGCTCGGCTACTGTATCGACTCCTGAAGCAAGGCTAATTGCAGCCGCATCTGCTAGTGTTGCAGGATCGGCATCTACAACTGGCGCAGTATCATCGAGGCACGTAGGTGCTGCGTCTGTCTCCGGATCGGCAACTGTCTCGGCTGATGCAGCCACAATCCTGAATGTTGCTGCAGTCAGCATCTCTGGAAGCGCCTCTGCATCTGCCAGCCCGAAGGCACGAACACTAGCAGTAGGCAGCGTAAGCGGCAGTGCGACCACTGCAGGAACTGCACAGGCTGTTCTAGTAGGCGTTGCATCAGTACAGGGTGCAGCCACAGTCTCTGGAACAGCAGGAGCCTTGCTCGACGGAGAAGCAACAGTAACTGGCTCTGCATCTGTAGCAGCATCGCCGACTGTGTTTGCTACTGTATCCGCCACTGTCTCCGCATCCGGAAGCGTGGCTGGTTCGCCGAAGGTAGTTGCACAAGGAGTTTTCTCTGTCTCCGGTACGGCAACTACAGCGGGTGCCGCACAGACTATTGGCAGGGGCGCGGCATCCGTAGCGGGCACCACAACTGTAATTGCAGTTGGCTTCCGGTCCTTCCGCTTTGACGCAACCCTCTACGAACGAGATCGGGTTGCCTTCGTCGCCCAAGAACCCGCGCGAGAGGTCGCAGTCGGCAAGCCGACACAGCACGTTCTCTATGTAGTGCAGGACACGCAGCGTGTCGTACTTATCCCTGAAGATAAACCACGAACGGTATCCATACCACAAGCCGTTCAAAGACTAGCAAAGGTAGCGTAACGATGGCACTTCGTTGGCCCGACAAAGACCCAGATGAACAACTGGACTACACTGTGGACTGGTCACGGTATCTCGACACGCTGACCATCTCGTCTGTTGAGTGGCGGTATGTTTTGACAAACGATCTAGGGGATAAAAGCAAGGGTGAAGAATCTGTTGCCCTGTCTACGTCCTCAAACTTGGACGCAACTGATGACGAGTCTAACCCGTCGGGGGGACTGATTGTTAACAGTCTTCCAAAAACAGATACCACAGCTACCATTGTGTTGTCTGGGGGGGTTGCGAACAAAGACTATGTTCTTATCTGCGAAATAACAACCAGTACATCTTCAAAAACTAGCGCAGCAATCGTTACAAAACGTACGGTTAACCTGCGGGTAAGGGAGCGTAACTGATGCCGTACAATTATCTCGACATCGTCAATGAGGTTGCTCGGCGTTTGAATGAGACTGAGCTAACCAGTTCGAACTTTTCAACTGCGAGAGCCTTTCACGCAACCATCAAGGATGCTGTCAACTCCTCGATCCACGACATCAATCAGTATTACCTGTACTGGCCCTACAACCACAACTCGGATGAGATCACGCTGGTTGCCGGGGAGACACGCTACTCGTTTGCAGACGAGGCTAAGTACGTAGACTTCGACACGTTTCGAGTGAAGCGGGACACGAGCCTCAACGTGGGAAGAGCGCGTAAACTCCGGAAAATCACCTATGTAGAGTACGTGGATCGGTACGTCGATCAGGAAGACGAGACGGACACCACGCGAGGCGGTGTTCCGGAGTACGTGTTCCGCTCCCAAGATGGGTATTTTGGCGTCGTGCCTATGCCTGACAAGGCGTACGCCGTCGAGTACGAATACTTTATGCACCCCGTGAACCTGTCGCTGTTCGACGACGTTCCCACGATCCCCGAGCCGTACAAGCACGTGATCGTAGACGGTGCCATGTACTACTGTTACATGTTCCGCGACAACATGGAGATGGCATCTATCTCAAAGAACAAGTTCGACGAGGGCATGAAGAACATGCGAAAGATACTTGTAAACGAAAACTATTACGTAAGGTCTGTGTAAGGGATGCCGGATCGTTGGCAAACATACGGGGTGGAGTTTCGCGGCGGCTTGATCTCCAATCTTAGCCCCTTGCAGCACGGCACTGCCGCCCCCGGCTCGGCCCGTGTCATGAACAACTTCGAGCCGTCTACAGAGGGTGGCTACCGGCGTATCGAAGGATTTACAAAATATAACACGAACGAAATAACCGGACAGGGTAATGTTCTTGGGGTTGTACTCTATAAGGACACCGCCATCGTAGCCCGTGACCAGAGTGGGGGCAACCCGAAGCTGTTTAGCGGGGGTAGCGGATCGGGTTCGTGGACAGACCTCTCGACCAGCCACACTCTCGGCGCAAACGTGGCACGGGTACGTTTTGCTAAGTACAACTTCGATGGCAACGACAAACTGTTTATCGTAGACGGGGTGGGCTACCCTCTCATCCTTACAAGTACGATTGCCAGCGGTTTGAGCAAGCTGACAACCCCTTCCGACCTACAGGGGGCAAGCCACGCAGTTGCATTTAAGAACCACATCTTTGCTGCCAACGGAGAAAACGTCGTTTTTTCGGCTCCATTTGAAGATGATGACTTTACAGCAGCTTCTGGTGGCGGTATAATCAACGTAGGTACAACTGTAACAGACTTGATTGTTTTTCGCGAACAACTAATTGTTTTCGGGGAAGACAAGATTCTGCGTATCGTAGGCAGTAGCGTTGCGGACTTTCAGATGCAACCGATTGCGGACGACGTGGGGTGCGTAGAGTCTGACACAGCACAGGAGATATCTGGAGACGTTATATTCTTGGGTCCGGATGGACTGCGTACGGTTGCGGCAACAGAGCGCAATCAAGACTTCGAACTGGCGTCCGTATCCAAGCCCATCCAGAAACAGATGGTGCAGCTAACATCTCAGAATAGCTCCTTTGCATCTGTGGTCATCCGAGAGAAGTCCCAGTATCGACTCTTCGGGTTCACGGGATCGGCCACACCGGGTACATCGAAAGGGATTATCGGAACGCAGATTCAAGGGCAGCAGGGCGTAGGCTTGAACTGGGCGGAGACTACCGGCATCAAGGCGTTCGTTGCAGATTCGACGTACAGCGGAACTACGGAGACCATCCTTTTTGCACACAATGACGGCTACGTGTACAAGATGGAGTCGGGCAACAGCTTTGACGGGGGCAACATCGTCGCCAGCTTCTCTACTCCGTACTTCCCGATTAGTGACGCTCGTCTTCGCAAGACTATCTACAAGACCACAGTCTATACTGATCCACAGGGCACCATCGATCTTTCCTTGAACCTGAAGTATGACTTGAGTGAATCGGGAGTTATCGAGCCGAGTACTATCACTCTGGAAAATACATCAACTGCAGGGGGTGTGTTTATTTTTGGAGAGCCTAATGTTCAGTTTGCGGACGGTGCTAAGATAAATAACAGTGGAGGATACTCGTCGGGAGTGTCAAGTATGGTTGTGGACCTGATGTCTTTGGATAGCTCGTCGTCACCTACCCTAGCTTCAGGGGACACATTTCAGATTCTTACAAGTAGCAGCAGTTCTGCCAACTTCAAAAAGACATACACGCTATCGAGTACGCCCTCTATAACAGGAGACGCATCCGCAGACCCGTCTACAGCAACAGCAACATTGACATTTACTCCTGCACTAGAAGCCGCTGTATCTGACAACGACGATGTCATTTTTACTAGTGTGGGCGGAGTTAATAACACGGCGGTGTACAGCGGAGAAACTTTGAAGTCTATTTTTGACAATCAAGCACAGGGGTCAGGATTTACTGTATCACTTCAGTTTTCTAGTGACGACACCAACCCCCCTTACTCGCTCGACGCAGCGGTTCTTGAATACGGCCAGTACGGCAGAAGGTAAACATCATGGCAGGTTACACACGAAACGACACAGCCGGTAACATTGCAGACGGTAACGTCATTAGTGCTGCTCCCCTCGACGGGGAGTTCGACGCTATTCAAGATGCGTTTGCCCTCTCTACCGGTCACACACACGACGGCTCTACAACAGGTGACGGCGGACCCGTCAGCAAGCTCGGCCCGTCCCAGCAACTCGAACAAACTGCAAGCACTCTCGCAACTACCACTGACATTACTGTCGCAACGAACAAGTTTATCCAGTTCCGAGACAACGGTCTCAAGATTCTGTCCAGTGCAGACGGACAACTCGACATTGATGCCGACACAGAGCTAGAGATAGTTGCGCCGACTGTTGACATCGACGCAGCGACAGCCGTGACTATCGACACGGCAACCATGACTGTGACTGGTTCTGCTAACGTAACGGGTGATCTCGACGTTGACAACATCAACATCGATGGTAACACCATCACTTCGACAGATACCGACGGCGACATCACCATCTCCCCGAATGGCACGGGTACGGTTGTAATTGACACTGATCTCGACGTTGACAACATCAATATTAATGGCAACACAATCATCAGCACCGACACTGACGGTGACATCGTTATTACGCCCAACGGCACTGGCACCGTTGTAATCGATGCCGACGTTGATGTTGACAACTTGAACATCGACGGCAACACGATCAGCAGCACAGACACCGATGGTGATATTAACATATCGCCCAACGGCACTGGCACTGTGGTGATCAATACTGACCTTGACGTTGACAACATCAACATCGACGGCAACGCCATCACCAGTACGAACACTGACGGTGACATTACAATTACACCTGATGGCGACGGCAAGATTGTCCTTGACGGCTTGAACTTTCCGATTGCAGACGGGTCTGCGGATCAGTTCCTCAAGACTGACGGCTCCGGCCAGCTAAGTTTTGCTACAGTAGACCTGTCCACCATCAACATTGTGGACGACACGACACCTCAACTCGGCGGTATGCTCGACGTTAACGGCAACGCGATTGGTGACGGCACCCTCGAACTCATCAAGTTCTCTGAGACGGCTAGCGCAGTCAACGAAATCACCATCACCAACGCCGCAACAGGGGGCCATCCTCTTATTCAGGCATCTGGTGACGACACCGACATAAACCTTCAACTCGACGGCAAGGGGACTGGTGTAGTAGAGGTGGTCGATGGCCTGACCGTGGGGGGTAATCTTACGGTCAACGGTACCACCACCACAATCTCCACGACTAACACGGTTGTTTCTGACACCCTGATAGAGCTTGGTAACGGAACTACCGGCTCCCCTGTAAATGACTCAGGTCTGGTTATCGAGCGGGGGGATTCGGACAACGCCTTTATCGGTTTCGATGAAAGTGCTGACAAGTTTACGATGGGCACCGGCACGTTCACAGGTGCAAGCACCGGAGACTTGACTATCACTGCCGGTACCCTCGTTGCTGATCTAGAGGGCGACGTTACTGGTGACGTTACTGCGGAAAAGGTAATCGCGTCGAACACTAATGCCAGCGACACTGGTACAGATGTGGCGATCCAGATTGGTGCAAGCACAGACTGGACCGTGCTGGTTACGTCTTCGGATGAACTTGTGTTCCGTCACAACGGTGTTGCCAAGATGTTGCTGACGACAACAGGCCACCTGAAGGTCATCGACGACATCACGGCATTTGCCGATCTGTCCAGCTACGACGGAGCGTAAAGATGGCAGTCGATGGTGGCGTAGGAAACGCAATTTCGTTTTCGGAACTCCAGACCTACTACGGCGGGTCTAACCCTATCAGCATGTCCGAATACTATCGTGGCGGCTCTGAGGTTCCTTCGACTCGAACCGACACCACAACGAACACGGGCGTAACTGCACTTGTAAACCAGTCGGCTTTATTTGGCACAGCAGGCTCGGGAGTTGACGGAAATCAATCTAGATTGACCATAGACGGGGCAAATAACACTGGCGTAAATTCTAGCCCCGCCACCGGAACTATCGTATTCAGCGAATCGACCACCGTATCTGCGACGAAAGATTATAGCATGAATAGCCTTCTGGAGTACCACCTAAATTCATATAACAACACCTTTTACACCAGCACGTCCGCGCATCTTAGGCTCGGCGGATACGACTTTTTCGACGCCTCAAACTGCGTTCGCAGCATCACCACCAGTAGCAGCTTCGTAACCGCACAGACCCTGACCTCGGCTCTAACCGCCGGCACTTGTGGGATTGAAATATATTACGTCGCCAACGACTCCGATGCGGAGGGTAGCATCCAACCTGTTGTTACTATTAAACGTGGTGGAACTACACTTTACTCGTTCAACGTATCTTTCAGCAACGGTTCCGCCATCACCTCATCAGCAAACCTAACCGGGTTGCAGAACGGGGACACCATTGAAGCTAGAACCGGGTCTTATGGCGGCCAGACAAGGGTTGTTTTTTTCCCTCGCGAGGCTGTGGGGGGCAACGCCAACAACACTTTTGCGGCGGGTAGCTACGCCCTTTCATTTTACGGTTTAGGCGGCAACAACAACCTCCCCGGCCTCGATGCTACTTTGAACTTCTCCACTAGCGGCACAGTTCAATACAACAGCTTTGGCGGCACGTTTACCAGCATCAGCACGACCAACACAGATGTAACTGTTAACACAAATACAAATGTACCAACCTCTGGTCCAGTAAACATGAACGTATTCAACGCGCCGGGGACGCCATCACCATGATGAAACTAGAACATACAATGGAGCCTTTGATGAAGACCCAGATGGAACTCGAAGCCCACGAAAAAGAGTGCGCCATCCGTTACGCTGCTGTACACGAAAAACTAGAAAGTCTAGACAAACGCATGTGGCGCTTAGAGGCAATGATCATGGGCAGCACCATCCTTGTGGTTGCGATGGTAGTGTCCGTATTTATGGGACTTAAATAATTATGGCAGAGATTGATCCAAAGAAAAAGAAGCAAGATATTGCATCTGATACCGATCTTCCTGAAGGCACCAAGATCGAACCGACGGACATTGAGGTCAAGAGCGACGAGGTCATTGGCATCGAAGATAAGTTGCCTGACGCCCCCACTCCTATCGACGCCCCCACTCCTATCGAGACTGTAGATCAGAAGATGCCTGATCGGTTTGATGCTGCAACGGTAGAGGCTACCAAGACTGGCGATGTAGGCAAGGCAGAGGTAGCACGAGGAGAGGTATCCGAGGGAGCTATCGTCGAGGCTGCACAGGGCACTGTATCTCCTGAGAGCATGGCGGAGGCCGTGACAGAGGAGCTTGACCCTCGTGCAACAACCCAGTATCAGATCGCGGAACTGTTCAAAGGTCTAGAGGCAGGAAGTCCTCCTCCGGCGTGGGCCGCTCCGGGCGTACGAAAGGCTGCAGCACTGATGCAGTCCAGAGGTCTGGGGTCTTCAAGCATGGCGGCAGGCGCTGCGATTCAGGCCATGATGGAGTCGGGCATTCCGATTGCTGCACAGGACGCCCAGAAGTACGCCAACATCCAGTTGCAAAACTTAACTAACAGTCAACAGGCCACGTTGCAAAACGCAGCCACCGTTGCAGCAATGGACCTAGCTAATCTGAACAACCGTCAGCAAGCAGCCGTAGCAAATGCCAAGGCGTTTCTGTCTATCGACTTGCAAAACTTGACAAACGAACAGCAGGCTAACACGGTCACGTTCCAGCAAAAGGTTGCGGCCATGTTGTCTGACACGGCGGCAGAGAACGCAGCAAAGCAGTTCAACGCCAAGACAGAGAACGACATACAGACATTCTTTACAGAACTGGGCGTCAGCATTGAGGCAACCAACATCTCTCGTGACCTGTCTGTCAAACAGTTCAATCAGAATCAGAGCCTTGCACTCAAGCAGTTCAATGAACAGATGAAGCAGATGGACGCACAGTTCAAGGCAAACATGCGTCTGGAGATTGACCAGAGCAACGCGGTATGGCGTCGTAACGTCAACACTCAGAACACAGCCGCACAGAACGAAGCGAACCGCCAGAACGCTACGAATCTACTGGCCATCACGCAACAGGCTTTGAATGACCTGTGGCAAGAGTACCGCGACAAGGCGGCGTGGGTCATCAAGATTTCAGAGAGCGCAAAGGATCGCGCACACAACGCTGCAATGCAGTCAGCGTCAATCAAAGCAAACGCTGACCTGTACGATGAACAGATGGAAGACTTTCTGTATCTCGAAGCGATTGATAATTTATGGCCTGCATAGGGAACTAAGTAAATGAGTTGGCTATCAAAAGCACTAAAGAACGACGGACTGAAGATTGCTACAGCGGTGATCGGAGCAAGATTCGCAGGTGAGTACCTGTTCACAGAGGGAGAGTTTTCCGATGACAACTTCTTTGGATCGACTCTGAAGAGTGCGGGTGTAACTCCGTTTCAACAGACTAAGATGGGTCAGGGCTTCTTGGGTACAGCTTTAGATACTCTTAAACCTATAGGGCAACTTGCAAGCAGTCTGGCACAGCGACAGAGAAAAATGCCTGTCCCTCAGATGGTAAGCTCGGGACCGCAGGGTACTCGCTTTGGCGCAAACATACTGCAGGGTGAAAGCCGTCAACCACAGCCGCTGTTTCCTCTGGGACGAGGCGGTCAGATTATGACAGCCATGAATAGCAGAGCAACGCAGCAGTACTTTGCAAAACAGGTACGCGCGATGGGGCTACCCAAGGCTGCACCACTCCCGTCTCCCAACATTAGCCTACCCGCCGTAAGCACAACCGCGTCACAACGTAGGTCGTACAAGAAGGTTGCAACAGCATGATAGACAAGATTACAGCACTAGCAGCACCTCCGGGTAACTCTCTAACTGACGCTCCCGGCAAGTGGCCGTGGGAACAACCTCCGCAGTTTGTTGACCCCGATGAGGCAATCGATCACGTTATCGAAGGTATCTCTGTTGGTCCTGCGCGAGAAGACATGCTCAAGATGATGCTGGCTGGCATCACCGTAGAGGAGATAGTGCAACAGATCGCGTTCAAGGGATTCATGGCAGGTGCAGTTACACCTGACGTTGCCGAGCTAATGAAGCCTGCACTGGGTATCTTTCTGGTAAACATGGCGCTTGAAGAAGGCTTCGAGCCAAAGATGTTTGTCCAAGAAGAACAGGTAAAGGGTGAAGTATCTGACGAGGCGTTCTTCCGTATAATGAAGAAACGCAACCCAGCGATGTTTGCTGGCATGGTAGAAGAACTCAATAAGATGGAACGTGAACAGGTTGACAGGTTCGTTGCTGACGAAAGAGCGGAACAACTAGAAGAACAGACACCTTCATTCTTGAAGGTGGATCAGGAGATATAAGATGAGTCTGCCCCTATTTGTATACGCGCTATCCCGTATGTCCAAGTCTGATCGTGTTCGAAAAGAACAGGCAGCGCAACAGGAACGTGAAAACACACTATACTCCTTCGGACATCAGGTTGATGATACCGGCAACCCTGTAGGTTCGTTCAGGCAGATGGGAGCGGAAGATAACGCGAAAAACTTCAAGGTAACTCATCTCAGGATGGGTTCTGGGGATATTTTTGCTGCCCCTAAGCTGGAGAAAGATCAGACTTTTACGAAAATGTATTCGTCCCTAGACGGAAAAACTATCGTACCAGAACTTGAGTATACCGCGCTACCAGAAAATGATAAAAAGAATTACACTTTTATGGGAGTCCGGAACGATCTTACACAGGCAATCAGTGAGTCACCGTCTTACGATTACGCAATGCAGACAACTAATGTTCAAGAAGTTTCAGAAGATGCTGTGAAACACGTAGCAGAGGACGGAGAAGAGTTTGATAGCTTCAAGGAAGCTGATGAGTATTCTGCAGATAATAATCTGGATAGAAACTTGATCACTCGTCAAATTGTAACCACAAAGAAAATGGGAGATAATGTTTTATCAACCTCTGTTAACGTATCCGATATTTCTCTTGCTGCAGAGAATGCGCGTAACGCTGCGATAGACGAAAACAGAACTGTCAGAAGTAAAGACGGTACAATTCTATTCGCCAGCAAGGCAACGACAGATTCTGGATACGACACTGACTTTATATCGTGGGCGTCTAAGAATAAAGGTAACAAGGATTTGTGGGAGTCGCTAGACGATGGCACTATGAATCAAGTAAGGTCCACAGCTTACAACTACATAGTAAGAAATGAAGGTATCATGGTGGACGGACGATATGTTACTGATCCTAATAAACTTATCTCCGTGTCGCACCTGAAGTACCCCAACTTATTTGCCATTCCCGGATTCCGTCGGGAGTTTGACTCGCGTGTCTTACAGATTCCTAGAGATCAGTTGCAGTATGGCGACGAGCAAAACGGCGTTAGCCCCGAAGAAAGCATGTCGTTTACCGCAACCGCTCCCTTGGATGACACTAAAGTGGCAGTCAACCTTTTACCTCCCGGTAATCTTAATGTTAAACAAGCTCACACTGCTTTGTTAGAATGGGGTACGAAAAATAAATATGCTGACGACGTTATGGCGGCTCGTCTAGGAAACGTACTCGTTACAAGTCCTGTGCCGGGGAACCCTACTGCACCTCTTAGAGTAGAGGCTGAACAGCCCTATCTGATGCAGATGCTAGATTTGGCCCAAAGACCCAGTCTGTCAGGAACGGGAACCGTTCTAGACATGGCTCACAGGTACTACAATCCTGCTATTCGGAACAAAAAACCTAACAATGATGAGCTAAAACAAGTAGGCAACGTCTTAGTCGGAGAAAAAGATTACAACAAGAAACTGTCTATTGTGGGCGTATTTTCCCCCGATCTAAACCGGATAGGCTCTAACTCTGTGTTTGCGGAGTATAACACCAGCAAGTTTGCACAAGAAAAATTCGAGGGAAAAGAATTTAGCGATATGCAAATCCAGTCCGCCGGAGAAGCAAAGGCGGGGATGGAGTCTGTTCGTCTGATTGAGCAGTCCATGAGTCTTCTGATAGGCAATGATGGAAACTTTGTTAGGTACGGACAGAGAGTGGGTGAAACACTTCTATCTGTTTCAGGATTTATTGCAACTAGTAAAAATCTTGTTGCAGACGGCCTGTCAGCGGTGGGAATATCCGCAGATTCTCCAGTAGTAGGAAAACTGTTTGGTGACTTAGAGGCGGTATCCAAGGCTCTTGAGACTGGAGATGCAACCGCCGCTCAACAAGCGTTTACAGAATTCAACGACTATGCAAAAGCAACCTCATCCGCCACGGCAGGCCCACAGGATGCCGAAGTATTTAAGAAGAAAGAAGCAGAAGCCCGAGAAAGTAACGTAGCCTATCTTCGCCAGACTATAACGGACATGGCAAGCGGAGATAACAAGCTGGCTAACGTAGCGCGGCGTAAGTATCTTAACTATATCATCGCTTACAGTGTTGCAGCGGCTCTACAGGGTGGTACGGGAGGTCGCACAATCTCCGACCAAGACGTGCAGAACGTGCTTAACTTCTTGCAGCCGAGTAACTTCGCCACTGCTCAACAAGAATACCACAACTTGTCTAGCCTTCGAGATGATCTTATGTATCGGTCTCAACGCGCTGCCGCTTTTGCAAGTCCGATTAAGCAGACAGTGATGGACGCCATGATAGTGGAAGACCTATCACAGCGATCAAGTGTGCGTGACCTTGACACCATGCTGCAACAGAGATTTGGAGACGGCGTCAAATACGATCAACCCGCAGGAAGGAATGGAGGAGGTCCGGGACCAAGTCCTACCGGAGCCGCGTTTGGCGAGACAACTATCCCAGACAATCTACAGGATCAGTTTCTAGCATACGTAAATACCCAGTTGACACTGGTAGCCGGAGAGGGCGAGACACCAGTTTCGTACTCTAGCTTTGAAGACCTTCAGAAGGATTCAGAAAAGCTAGAATCAGCAGCCGCTCTATTTATGCGACGGAGATAATAGTGGTAGACATTGCACAGCAAATGCAGAATATGCAGCTTAATCTTGCAAAGCCGACAGATCGTCCTGAAGATGACGCCGCCGAGATTGCACGTCAAACTCAGATTTCTAAGCTAGATAAAGAGCAACAGGCCGCTCGACAAAAGATCACAGGCGAGACCCCGGACACTACCCCTGCTGTGATTCCAGAACGAATCCGTACAGAAATGCAGCCGTTTTATATCCCGAAGACATCAATCGGAATACTAGGAATTGGGTCTCAAACAGAACGTGATCTGTATGGCGCTGTTGATCCCCGTAAAGTAACACCTAACGTGTCTGTTACGGAGGTGATCAATATGAAAAACCCTGAGAATGTTGCAACATGGAACAACGTAACCGAGATCGTTGACTCAAAAGGCAACCCGTTTAACGTATCAGGCATGTCCCTCGAAGAGAAAATTTCTGCGGCGGACAGGTATGGTGCCACCCACTTTGTGTCAGGGGAGAACGAGTACGAGATACCGTGGTACAAGGCCATTGAAGACATGACAAGGATACCGAAAGGCATAAAGACTGGCTTCTTCGATAAGGGCATGGAGATCGACACAACGGATATGACTCCTTCAGATGTTGAGCGTGTTCGATTCGGCAACATGCTGTTCGCAGCAAGTATGAATGTAACTAACCCTGAACTTGCACGCCCCTTGTATGCAGGATACTTAAACAACATCCTGATCAGGAATGGTGTAGATGCTAGAGGCAGAGCCGCTATTTTGCGAGAGCGGTTGGCCGATCCTACTATGGGCGACATCGAGAACGTGATAGTAGGTGCGCGTGACACAGTCGGCAGGAGCATAATCGAGACAGGATTGTGGCTCACAGGAGAGGTTATCGACTGGTTTGATGGTGCCTTTGGAACAGAAGCAGCTATCTCTGACTTCCGAGGTCGTCAAGCTATTCTAGATGAAAAGTGGCCTACCATGCCCCAGATGCTGCAAGACAGATACGCACAGAAGGGCGTCTACATCGATCTGTCTACTGCAGAAGACTTAGCCTACACATACTCTGGACTGTTGCCTCGTGCAACTCGTCTTGCTGCCGAGATGCTGTCTATCACAAAAGGCACCGGTGCAATCAAAGGAAAGATATCTTCAAAAGAACTTGCAAACTTTGAGAACTTCTTAGCAGGTGAACTTCGTAAGAATCCCGAATTGAAAGCAGACGATGTGTTTGAACTCTACGTTAAGCAGAGAGAAGTCGGATTTTATAGCCCTCTACGACTTCGTTCTGAGAAAGGTCTAGAATCAGTAGTCAGGGATCGCATCGCTACCGCATATCAGATCGTAGACTCTAGGCTGGAAAAGAGCCAACGTGCCGAGGTACGCAACGTCGCTGAAAGGCAGGCGATAGCTATTCAACGTAGGGACTTGCTTGTTGACAAACAGCAGCGATCTTACGATCCTAATACGCAAATCCAGATACAGAATCTAAACGCTCAGATTTCAGAGAACAGAGTTCGACTGACACAAGCCGAACGCGCAAGCAGTGTCCCTAAGTTCATGCGTGATGCAAACGTACAGGACAAGTACATGATTGTAGGAGGCGCTGCGGTAGGTCACTTTTTTGGACAAGAGTTCGACATGGTCGATCCTGCCATTGGTGAGTTGGTAGGTATCGCCACAGGTCTGGCAGTGTCTCTTGTGTCTGGTAGCACTCCTCGTGGACTACGTGATTTTAACAAAAGGATGGCGGGAAGAAAAGATATAACAGACCGCAAGACAATGCAGATGGTTGTTACTGAACTGGCCTCTGCTTCACCCGATTTTGCTCGACAGATAGAGGCGAATGCACTGCGTATTCAGCAGGGCTTTGATGTGCTGGAAGCAAAGGGTGTTAATCCTAAGTTTTTGAATGTTAGTCTTCCTATCGTCATCGACTTGGTAACTTTGCGGCATTTCGCTGACGCAGCAAAAAAGAGTATTTCTACTGGTGACACTCTTAATATGCAATTAGCTGAACAAGTTCAAATGGCCCATAAATCGTTGTCTGACTTGAACGGTGAGCTAAATCGTGTCGTAGGTGAGATGGGAACCTTAGAGGGTGCAGACAATGAGTTCTTTGAATTTATGCGGTCGATGTCTGAACAAGGATTTGCACTGCAGAAGAGCATAGAGAACGATCTTACTATCATTAACGAGAAGGGTGTAGGTCGTTATTTGAACGCTCTGACTGCTAACTCGGGAATCCTAGATGGCATCGATACCCTTCCAGATGGCGTGACTGCCAAGACTTTCCCTGAAGCTGTGGGTAGCCTGATGGCTAAGAACATCTTTAACGGAGAGGCTTTAGATCAAAAGGCTGTAGAGAAGCTTGCAGGAGTGGCTGTCAGGGAGGTAAACGATGGTCTCGTGACTGCCGCCGCTCAAATTCAGGAGCGTATAGGTGTACCTACAGACAAGCAGGCAGCACTAGCCGGAACTGTTTCTCCGCGTGTAGCAGACAACATTCATCAGAACACCTCTGGTTCTACTCTATTTGCATTTCAGTTAGAGTTTGCACATGAACACGCACACGGTATTGCTTCAGCACCCTACGCACATCTGCGAGATCCTAAGAAAGTAAAGCTGTACACTGCCAACGGTGATCCCCTGTCTAACGACATAACCGTGAACGTGTTTGATGTCTTCCAAGAACTGACTGCAACAAGAAAGGGTGGACTTGTTCGCGAAGGACTGTCGGACGCCTCAATCGACAAGATCATTGAAGAGATATCTGACCCCATCTTTGCAGAGCTTGCTAGGGTGCAGGGCGTGACCGTAGACGATCTGTTGAAAGACTTTAAAGCAGACCTCGAAGGTCCGGATTACAATTACCGTTTCAAGCCGAAGAGAAGTGTTCAGGCACAAGTTGCAGAGTTTTTACAAGAATCTGAGATGACCGAGGGATTCGATGCAAACATGTTCCGCATTGATCCGCTAGGCATCAAGAACCTCGACAGGTTTATTAGCCAAGAAGCATACAAGCTGAAGGATACCAACGCGGGTATATCACGGGCGCTCTATAATATCTCGGACAAAACACTGGCTAACAAGATGAATGAATTTGTTGTGGACGGGGTTCCTGCAGGACAAATTATGATCGAGTTGCCCGAGGTAGGAAGAATCCCGCTTGCAACTCACTTTGAAGAAATCGGTAAAGGCTGGAGACAGTACAAGGAGGTATTCCACGATAAGACTGGGGGTGCTTTTATTCCGAGTCTGATGTTTAACAACCGTGTAACTCTTATGAAACCTAGCGCAGAATTTCCTACGGGGATTTCTACACGCAAACTGCCCAGTCAGTGGCTACCCGCAAATCAACTGTTCCAGAAGGACAGCGCCGAGATATACATGAAAGCAGTGAACGGCGCTATGGGAAGAGAGATCGTTGATCCTGTGTCGGGTATGCTTACCCGTCGTCTCGTAGAGGGAGACTCGTTCACGCAAGGTCAGCAGGCTATACTCAAAACCGTCGTAGGCGAGTGGGTAGATACGCAGATCGTGCAGGGCAACATGTCTATGGACGAGATTGCACAGACAGCGAAGGCAGCTTCTGAGAATATACGAATGGTCAGCGCAGACGGAACTAAGGATGTACCCCTCGTAGACTTTATGAGTATCGTCGATGATCACACTCGCTTCAGCAGGAAAAGTATCGGGGCGGCTAGATATGATCAAGAGATGGACAAGGTAGAGGCGGCGATTCAAACTCAGCTTGAAGTCGCTACAGAGCCAGCCAGAAAACTTTCAGACGGACTAAAGGATGCCGCTACAGTTATAGACAGGCTTACCTCCGACAATCTGCGGGGTGAAGATATCGCGACAACTCTCATAGGCGGGGGTATGGAGCGTTACAATCAGATTCGCAACAACATGCTCACCCTGACTAATGCAGCAGGAGCGAAAAAGTATACTGTAGAACAAGTCGATGACATACTTGCCAACGCTTACATCAACGGTATGCGTCGGAAGCTGTTCTCTAAGACCGGAAGAAAAGAAGCAAAGATCAAAGAAAGTCTGGACGGTAGAATCACCACCACTTTCAGCGACATGTTAGCAGAGAACCCTGCAGCTTTAATACGTTTTCTGGGAGAGACACCTGAAGAAAAGGCGGTAGCGATGCAGATTCTTGGTAAGGATCGCTACGAGACCGCAGAGGCAATAGCGTCTGTGCTGACAGAATTGACGGACAATCCTCTGGCAAGTTCCAACATAGCAGTTCGCGGAATACCCCGCGCACTATCTGTAGAGAGCTACATCAGCCGTTTCTATGCGATCAACAGGGGAGTAGTTCGTCCTCAGTATGTAGGTACAGAGGCACTGTTGCAGACTCTTCGCTTTAAGAAAGCCGAGTTCCTTACTGCTATTCTGACTGATCCGCAGTTAGGCAGAGATTTCTTGGAGATGGTGCGAACTCAGAAGCCTTTGTCTCCTGAAAGAAACAGACAGTTCTTCTCTGCGCTTGTCCAGCATCATGCGCTGTTCAGTCAGGCTATGGAGTCTGACAGGCAAGAGGTAATCGATCCCGCAGGAAGAAAGTTCTCTGTAGATGCTACACCAGACGACAAGTATCGTCTTGGATATCCCTCAGACTACGAGGGTTTACTGGACCTACCCAGCATGAGACCACGTGAAAATCTCTTTGGACCCGGTTCACTTTTAAACATACAAAGATAAGGGGAGTATCCCGATGAAGATGTACAACAACGGCCCACGCAAGGCCATGATGTATGGTGGTGCCGCAAAGCGTAAGCCGATGATGTACGGCGGCATGGCTACCAAGAAAAAACCCCGCAAGAAGGCTCAAGCGGGGGGCATGATGACCACAACACAGGGTCAGCAGAATCAACAACGCCGCAATCAGATGCAGCCTATGGGTATGCCTATGATGGCAGGTGGCGGCAAGACGATGGTCAAGATGAACGGCAAAATGGTCCCTGACTACGCTGTAGACGGCAAGGGTGCCAAAGACCTCAAGAATCGCGGCTAAATATATCCGCCTGACTTATCCATCATTTCATCTGTTACTGAACTAAAGTAACGCAACATGGACGCTATGGAGTGTGACCCGTCGAATTCGGGCACTCCGGCGTCCATTTCTTTTTGGAACTCCTCTGGCCTGACCATCTGTTTGTCCAGTTCAACTTTGCCGTCCTGTCGCAAATACACATTAAAAGAAAAGAGTGTGGCCTTCATGTCTGCTCTCCCGGTAGGCACTGGTATGTTATCGTGTAGGGCGGCGGAAGCTGCATGGGTATAGACATTATACCTGTTGTCATCTCCTGTTGACGCTCTCTGCACTCTTTTATTGTAGGCTTCAATCCCGTAGTGTCCTCAAAGTTGTAGCACGGCCCATCAGGAAGATAGACTGAGCATACTATCACCATCGCTTTGAACATTGCGTAAGTCCTCTATGTAAAGGTTGTAGCAGTCTGCCCTCACCTCGTATCCGTTGTCCGGATCGAAGTCACCCTTCTTCATGAATTTGGACTTGTCGAAATACTCCTGCTTTGGCATGAATCCTAGAAACCATCCCTTCGAGAAATCCTTTAGCACTCGTGTGAAAGCGTAGATGTCGCACTTCTGTCGGGTGTTGAAGTTGCTGATGCTACACGAGTAGTGAGGCAACGGGGTGGCAGAGGTTTGCTTTGTCTTTACCTCTACCCGCTGCCCATCGTCAAGAACGATGTCGTAGTCGTACGAGTTATCCCACTTGCCGCCCATGACAGAAAGTACGATCTGCTCCCCAAGGAACCCCGCTACGCTGCCACCGCCTCTCAGTATAGAGTTGTGCAGTAGACCCATCTCAGTGGCCTTCCTGCGGCCAGCAAGCAGCATGTCATCACTTATCTTGACTTCGATCAACTGTCTTCCTCCACTCGGTTTGCGACGGATGGTTGCGGGGTGGATTCCACTGAATCCAATCCGTCCCTCGTTTCCACGTTGGCGATGTAGTCTTCGATTTCGAGTTGCCTGTTTTCTTCTGAGACATTCGGCATCCTTTCCAAGCCTTCGACGAGTCTACGCTGTAGAGCCTCTGAAATCAGACCGGCACGTGTATCCTCGTCCATCTCGAACGTGACGACTGCACCGCCGTTTTTGAGTTCGACGTACTCTATGACTTCAAGCCGCATTGAGGTCTACCACTTCACACACACCCGCCGTACACGCCAACTCACGTGAGCCAGAGGTGTTGTCCTCTCGCTCGTAGTCGGACAGAGCATTCCAGTCGATCTGCAACGTGCCGTACCTCTGTTGCCACTCAAGGTACTCTTCACGTTCGATGTCCTGATACGGAGCCTGCTGATACGTGTGGTCAGAGTGCGGCAGGAACGAGACACCGGATGCAACATCAAAGTTCTCATACACCCACGCGCCCACTTCCATCCACTCGTGTTCCTTGACAGAGATAGTTACCGACGGCTTGTGTTCACACCAATGCAACGCATAGGTTTTCCACAACTCTAGCTGTTCGATAGCTGTCATCTCGTTGCGAGTGACTGCACCCTCCGGCGACTCCATCGCAAACGAGAACACCGTAGTCGAGTCTGGCTTCATCACGTCAGGTTCGCTGTACACACCCTGTTCCTTGAGGAACTGCGTCAGCGGGTCTTTGTTGTCGCCGCGAACGGTACGAATGTAGTAGTCGTTGTGCCTAGCGTGAATGCCGCTTGCAGCGTCCACCAGTTGCGACACAGTACCCGACGGTTTTACACAGGTGATAGCAGCCGACTGAGGAATACCAAGTCCGTTTACCGCCAAGTCCCAGTTCGTGTCTACGGCGACGAGTTTCATTTCTTCGAGCCAGCGACGGGAATCGACGTTCTTTGACAAGATCGGATGATCCATGATACCAGTCAAGGATACGCCCAAGAGGCGTTCTTCTTCTGTGTTGGTTCGCCATATCTTCCTCAGATACTTGAAGTCAGTAAGTGTGGACTGCAACGTGCCGAGGATCGTCGCAAGATGGACTTTTTCTTTCAAGTCTTCCAGCGTGTCGTGTTCACGAACAACCACCTCTGACAGGTTGCAAAACTGATAGGGACGCAGGATGATCTCAGAACACGGGTTGGTGCCCCACATGTGCCCCTGCTCACGACGATCATTGCGACCTACCTGTACGTCTGCAGCCTCGCGGTTAAAGATGCCACGCTCACCCGACTTAGAGTCGTAGAGGGCAAGCCACTCACGCATGAAGGTGCCCATCTCCGGCTTACCCTTGTACGCAACAGAGTTGTTGGCAAGAGCGCGTTGTCCCTCGTTCTCCCACCACGCACCAGACTTGGCGTGTGCCATCTGATCGTCGTTCAAGTTTGACAGAGAGATCAGGGCAGAGCGACGAACGCCGCCAACGACAACGATCTCACCGATCTTGCACATCAAGTCGTGACACTCAATCGGGAAGAGGCGACGACCCTGTGCCTTGCGGAACAGTTCGACAGTGAAGACGAACAGATCGTTGAGCGGCCCCGGACCGGACGCACGACCCCCCATAGTCTTGAGACGCTCACCAGATGCGCGTACGTCTGACAAGTCCCACGTCGGAATCTGTCCTGCGTACAGCAACGCAATCAACTCACGCAACGACTTGGCCCACCCCGGCTTAGAGTCACCGACCTTAATTACAGTATCTGTGTCGTGCATGGCGTCACTGACGACAGGCAGCTTGTCCACGTTCTCACGCTCGACAGAGAAGCCCACACCTGTGCCACACATCAGGATGTACATGCACTCATCAAACGAACGAGGGCTGTCTACAGGGATGTAGCTGCAGTTATAGCCACAGATGTTGTCACGAGCGAGGGCCGGTCCCGCAGTCATCATTGCCCTCATTGATGGCATGATGTCCTGACCAAGAATGGCCTGACGTAACTTTCCTACATCGCCGGGACACAGGTATTCTATGTCAAAGTCGTGCTTCTTTTTGACGTGATCGACCATGAACTGTAAATAGCGTTCTACAGTCTCACTCCAGTTCTCACGACGCTGTTCGTCATCAAGCCAACGCGCATAGCGAGACTTGTGAATAAATTGTTGGTAGGGGGTGGGTAGCATATTATCCACGATCTATCTCCTCAATTAGTTTGTCCAAGTACCACTGTGCCTTTTTCAAGTCCTCGACACCATTCTTGTAGCGATACCGCCACAGGTACTTGATTATGTTGCCTTGCAGGTAATACTCGTAGCCGTCACTCGTTGCGGCTTCGATAGCATCGATGCACTCAATACCTGCTTGATTGTAGTGCGGTGGCGAATTGACCATGTCAGATCGATCCGCATAAAACTCGTTCAACAGCTTCTCTTCGTCTGCTTCCGTTGCCTTCATCTTCATGTACGCCTCGTGTCTCATCGATCATCCCCACTGCCACCAATCGTACCGGCAACCTTACGAGACTTCAACTTGTAAATGTTCATCTCGGCAACTTGCTGCAGGTCGAACCCCAAGTCGTTTGCGAGAGCAGCACAGTACCACATCACATCGCCAATCTCTTTGGCAATCTCCGCAAGAAACCGTGCATCAGTTCTGTCGTCACGGTAAATCTTCTTTACCTTGTCAGCAACCTCACCAGCTTCACCCGCGAGTCCGAGTGCAGGATACACGACCTTCATGTGTTCTGGGTAGATAGCAAACTTCTTGGCTTGCATCTGGTAGTTGTTTAGGTTCCAGTTTTCTTTGATCATTGATTTTTACCGAAGTTAATCTTGACGATGTTTGTATCAGGATCGTGTTGGACATCAACGCCGCTGCCTGTCTCTTCAATCATGGCCTCTTTCGTTGCCTCGAAGGCAAGTCGAGCCAGACCCGCTTGCATGACTCGGTCAAAGTCGTTCTCCATCAACTCGACCAGACCTGACAGGATTACAGTACCAGCGGGGATGTACTCGTCATCCTCATCTTCTTCTGTGGTATCATAGGCTGTCATGGCCACATGATCATCGTCGTCTCCCTGCTTAAAGATGAGGTACCATCTGTCTTTCAACAGACTGGCGCGTTCCAACGACATCGTAATATCACTTTCGTCCATTCTTGTACCACTCCTCTGGTATGCTGCCCTCTGACCACTCGAAACCGTGACGGTCAGCCCAAGCACCATACGTGGTCTTTGACCCCTTGTAAATCTTGTTCCGTGCGTTCTGGAAGAGAATGCGAATGTCGAGGTCAGGATTCTGTTCCTTGACTAACAGCATCTTCACACGGTCGTTCTTGTCAAACTTGCCCTTGGCTTCGACGTACACGTCTGTGCTAGGGAAGTAGAAGTCCGGTGTGTAGGTCCGTGGCTTTGGCACGAAAGTTACCTTACGCTTTTCGTACTCAAAGGTTATGCCCTTCTGACGCAAAGACCTAGCTATGTTCAACTCGAAGTGTGACCTGTATCCGCCCTTGCTTTTCATAGTGTCATCCCTATTGAGTCCATTCTTTTTTTCAGATACCCGCCCAGTTTTGGGGATAGTCTTTGTATACTGTCTAGTTCTCTTAATAGTGGCGATATCGGCACACAAACATTTGCTCCGTTGTAGGACAGTCGGCTAATGTTTTGCAACTCAAGTTCTACCTGCCTGATGTCACGTGTCTCCGTGTCCGCAGACAGGAAGCCCATGTCAGGCGAGAAGTTCTCACGCAACGTAAGGGGCAACCCTCGCTCGTTCTGGCGAAGGTATGCCACCTTGCGTTCCCCACCGGCTTGCAAAACAGATTCGACAAAGACGTGACGGATGTCTTTGTTCATCTCCATCAGGTCGATGTCGTAGTCGCGTACAAAGATGTAAGGCATCGTCTTACAGTTCCTTTTTCTTGAGGCGACTGTACCAGACCTTTGGCTTACTCTTTGCGCGGGATGTTACCTTGTCGTGGTAGACAGCGTTGGGCCAGCAATGACTCTTGTGGCCACACATACCGCATTGTTTTGCAAGTATTTTGTTGCCTGTGCGGACATCCTCACCATCCTTGCGAAAGGTTTCGAATTCGTCCTTGAAGTCTACTGTCGGCTTTTTGGTAGGGTCTGTCAGTATTTTGACACGACGCGCTGCGTCCTTGAGGTAGTCAGCCTTGTCGTCCTGCGACCAGTCCGGCACCTCAACGATAGCTATCTCGCCGCTCGACTTGTTGACCACGATCCAGCCGCCGAAGGGTAGCCCTGTAGCCTCTGCGTACAGGAAGCCCTGCATAGCATAGCCAAAGGGATCGTCCCGCTTGATGGCCTCGTAGCCGCCAGTACCAGTGTACTTGTACTTGAATGCCCACTCGCTTGCTGACTTGATATCCCAGACCTTCTCCTCGCCAAACTCGTCACGCAGGATTACGTCAAGTGTACCCTTGATCGTGTGCCCTGCAATCTCTAGTTCAACTTTTCGTTGGAAGTCCACGATCTCGACACCCGCCTCGCGTAGTGCCAACATCAGCACAGCCTCGCTCAGATCACCGAACAGGAAGCGGAACATAGAGTTGTACTCCATTGCTTCCCTGTGACCCTCTCGCTCCAGCAGTTGCTGACAGAGAGGCCGTCCGAGTCCAGACATACGAATACGATAGCCCTCTTCACCTCGCGTCATCTGCTTGGTGATGGCCTCGTTACAGTCTTGTGTGAATTGTGCGATGCTGTCCGGGGAGACATTGACCTCCCCCCGGACTGCGTTTTGTAAGAAGTCTTGGACTTTAAGCTGCGTCAACATCGACGAAATCCGAAGCAAGATCGGATTCGTCATCGTTGGTTTGCAACTTGACTGACTCGCGATACTGGTTGGCGATGGTCTCATTGTGAGCCTTCACGGTTTCCCCAAACATCCTCATCAGTTCCTTGTCGGTATCCGTAATCGCCACCTCAGACGAATAAGTCATCAGCGGCGTCCAGAACGTAACGCTGCCCTTCTTATTCTTGTTGGTGTCCAGTCGTGCAACAACCTTCTGCATCACCTTCTTCTGGCGAGACAGACTGTCGATGAAGTCAGCAACAGGCTTGAAGCCTGAACGCTTGAAGTACGCGATCACAGGCTGATCCTCAACCACTACGGGATTACCGTCTGCGTCTGCGAACTCGCCACTGACCTTGCCATACACGACTTGATTACAGACCACGGAACGAGAATGCAGGTAGCGGGGATCGTCCTTCGCCATGCTGTCTTCTTGATCGCGGGTCAGACGGCCACACTTGTTGCCGCCAGTGTTGTCAGGAAACTCTCCCGACAGTACAGTCTTCTGGACTGACTTCATTGCAAAGGAGTTGGTCTCCTGATCCCACACGCTGTACTCGTAGGTACGCAGCAGGACTTGCAGCATCACGGTATCGGCGTAGATGAACTTGCCGTCCATATACATCTTCCATGCGCCACGCTTCAACGACACACCTTCGTCGTTCTCTGCATCGTAGTTGATGTTGAGTCGGGGAAGTCCAACCTGACGGTTGCCACCGGTTGACTGACCGGTTGCCTCCATCAGAGCCTGATCATCTCCATCCTCAAATGCCTGTACGAGTTTATCCACATCGTCGAGTGCCATTACGTCTGTCCCAAGCATATTTTCACCTCTTTTGTTTGGGGTTGTAGAACGATATTACAGATCAACTTCTTCCAAGTCAAGCCAGTTTTTTCCGATTTTTATTTCGATGCCAACTGGCATGTTGTAAGCAATGCCGTATCTGCGAATGGTTTCAAAGGGTAACGAGAGCATGGCATGTTTCATCATGTCTATGCAAATATTTTTTTCGTCCGGATGCACGTCCATCACGATGGAGTCGTGAACCGTGTTGCAAATCACGCTCTGGATTCCGGCAGAGTCAATGACCCGCTGCAGCGACACCAGAGCCAGAGGCAACAGGTCAGCCGTAGCAAAGCCTTGGACCGGATAGTTACAGATGGCGGTGCGGTTAGTTGCTGTACCCCACTCTGTCCACTTGCATCCGGGGAACATGTACTCCCGGCCCGATGGTAGGGTAACTTTCTTGTAGCGTACCGCATCGCGTTGCAACTTGTCATGCCACTCGGTCACGCCCTCGTACTTTTCCTTGAAGGCACGGTAGTACCGCTTCTGATCCTCTGTGCCAGTGGTGCCACCGTACAGCGGCTTGAATGTGTGGGCCTTAGCCTGTTGCCGTGTGCAGCCAATGACGCTGGCTGTGTAGCTGTGTACATCTGTGCCAGCCTTCACGTCGGCGTAGACCTGACCGTCTTTTGCAAGAAAGCCAGCTACACGAAACTCTAGCTGCGAGTAATCCCCCTCCATGATGAGGCCACCCTCGAAGCGGCTCTCGACCACCTTCCGTATAGCGAAGGTATTTCCACGTGGCATATTCTGAAAGTTAGGATTGCGGCTCGAAAGGCGACCCGTCGCCGTAACACACTGCATGAATTCTGGATGGATGAAGCCGTGGTCATCCACGTTGTTTTCCATGCCTTCAACAAAAGTGTTGATGTACGTCTTGAGGGCGTTGTATCGCGTGTATGCCGAAACAAATTCACGTGCGTCTCCCTGTAGTTCGTCTAGTCTTTCTTCCAGTGTAACCTTGTCTGCGCGGAAGCCAGCGGCAGCAGTGTCCCACGTGTTGCGTGGCACCAGCTTGAATCCCGCCACTTGCCCAGTAGGCACGTAAAGGACGCCAGAGCCGCCGCAGGGCTTACATACACGTACTGCCTTACCCGGGGTGCCATCTTTGCGTAAGGCGCGTGTACGGCCCTCTCCGGAGCATTTGGGGCATTGCTGACCTTTTGTCTTGTATACGACATCCGTCATGCGGCGTACGGTGCCACGGAATTCCTTCTCTGACATGCGTACCCGCTGCTTGGGTTTCATGGTTGATCCACGCATCTCGTGACCGAGGTTGAACGTACGCGCCCACTCCTTCTTGTCGTGGACTTTACGTGAGTAAAGCAACACGCTGCGGTCGTCGGGGCTGGACAGGTTGATGGGCGTGTCACCCATCGCATCTCGTGCGAGTTGCATGAGTCGAGTCTCTAACTCTTGCATCTCTTCCTCGTACTGCTTGCGAATGTCTGCAAGCGTGTCGAGGTTGATCCGGAGTCCGTTACGCTCAATCTGCGAGAGCGTGTTGGTCATCTCCAGTGACAGTTTCAGTGTCGGTACGAGGCTCATTGAACATCTCCTCAAAGGTTACGCCATAGGCGTCTAGTTGTTTCAGTGCGATCTCTTCTGTGGCTAGTACGTCCGCACGACCGTACTCCTCAATTATCTCCCACGGTATATCGTAGAACGTCTTGCCGTCCTTGAGATACGGCTCCACAAGGTCTTTCTCCTTGCGGGTAACGTCATACTTTTCTGTAAGAGCAGCAAGTCCAAGAGGCCAACGCCTCGCTCGGGCCAGAATATATTCCGCAACCATCGTGTCATAGATATGTCCCTCGTATGTAAAGCCGCACTCACGTATCCAAGTCAAGTCGAACTTGATGTTGTGGCCGACAAGTACGTCGGCGTAGTTCAGTGCGCGTTGGAAATTGTCGAACGCATTTGGGCTAGGTGGCTCGGTTGAGTGATAGTAGCAGTCGTAGTCCACACCGCTGACTAGCCACTTGTAGCCGATAGAGACCAGCCGGTTGCCAAAGTATGGCAGGGGCGAGTAGCCGCCGCCACGCTTCTCCGTGTGGGTTGTCTCCACGTCAAACGTCAGTACGTTCATCCGTCTCTTCCTTTGGGTTGTTGAAGAATCTGCTTACAAAGTCTTCTATGCCCATGCTGCTGTAGTGCTTGTGGGATATTGCTGGACCTTTACACCACCTGCCTGTAGTCCAGTAGTAGGTGTACATATCACCCTCGGAGTTATACAGGTACAGAAGGTGGGCACCTAAACGCTCTTCCCACGGTATGCCCCTCTCTTTTAGGAACTCTTGAACAAAAGCTAGGCTCTCTTTTGTGTCGCGTCGATAAATACGCTTGCCCTTGGAGTTTGTACGAACATATCGATATTCGCTACTCATCAGTAATACACCCCCTTCTCTACGTCGATCTGTGCATTAATCATGCCGTGCCAACCATTCAGCTTATTCTTCGACACACAAACATGACGAACCGTGTTCTCTACCTCACTTGATCCAGTCTTGCCGATGCCGATGATGATGTCGGCCTCGCCAGCCTTACCAGTACGCGAGTTGTCCAGCATGGAGTAGTCAATAAATTGACGGTCGTGTGCGTCAAAGTTTGCCTGACTGACTGCCCAGACCAGCAGCTTGTTGCGCTTGGCAATCTCTCGTGCGTAGACGTAGGTCTCCTTGAGACGCTCGTCACCACGGTTGAACTCGCCCTTGATGCGGAACTTGTCTAGCTGATCCATGAACATGATGTCAGGCTTGTTCAGCTTGGCATACTCGTCAGCCTCTTCGACAGACGTACCCACCGAGTCCATGACTGTGAGGTAGGGTGCGATCTCGTCACGATACTTAGCCGCGAGGGTTGCACGACTCTCACGCATCTCCTGCTGGGTCAACTCAAAGTATGACTGAATAATCCGCAGCTTGATGCGATCTGCTGGCTCCTCGTTGGCCCAGTACACAACCTTAAGTCCCTGCCGGATGTATGACGCAGCAAGGAAGCAGCAGAAAGTTGTCTTACCAACTTCCGGTCGAGCAAACAGAATGCCAAGATTACCCCGATCCAAGCCGGGAACTTCTTCCTGCAACAGACTGAATTCAAACGGAAAGTCAGGATCGCCGGTTACTTCGTCGAGCAGTTCTTCCAAGTCGGTGTCCACTTCTGTGTATGTAGTTTTGTCAGACATGCGTCCGTCATCGACGGCATCGATCAGGCGTTGCAACTCCCCGAACTCTTCGCTTTCGCCTGTGAAGATTTCAATGGCCTTCTCACCGATCTGACGCGCACGGTCACGCAACCAAAAGTTACGCACCATGTCGATGTGCATGTCCGTGTTGTCGGGGTTGCCAGCCTCAAGCGTGACGATGATGTCGTGTACCTTCTCACGCGCACTGTCGGGCATGGCAGGGTTGCGATCATCGAACAGCGCAGCCAACTCCGATGATGTCATCGTGTTGCCATACTTTGTGTGGCTGTAGATCAGGGTGTCAAAGATATCGCGCATCTCTCGCGTGAACATTTCACGGTCCAGCGTGTTCTTTACCTGAGAGAAAAACTCTGCATCCAAACAGAAGCCAAGTATCTTTGTGTCAAGCGATACGTTCGTCAATGAATTCGTCCCTTTCGTCGTCCATCATGTTCTTCAAGTCGGTAGGCAGTACAGCCAAACTAGTTGGCACAAGAAAATGCAAACGACGAACAATGTCAAGTGCTTTGTCAGTCGCATCCTTGTCCAGTGCAACGTACACCCTGCTGTATTTCGATAGCCTATTAGCGTGTTCGTTGAGCAGGTTCGTACCCAGCAGAGCCATGCCTGTAACTTTATTGCTTACAGAACATGCACTCGCGCAATCTTCTACCACAAACGCAATGTCAGAGGTTCCGCAGACGAATGGCACTTGGGACTTACCGTATCGATACCACTTAGGCTTAGTATCACGCAAGGCTCGTCCGACTGCATCAACTGTCTTTCGTCCATCTCGCACCATGTACACGACACGGTGCCGCTTGAAGTCGTACCGAATGTCAGCACGACCAGACAGATAAGAGTCATAGGCATTGACCTTTCTCACATACAGTTCTGCATCCGTGTTGCGTGACAGACTGACGAACGTGGACGGCTCCTCAAAGCCAACACTCACAGCCGGTGCCGGTACAGATTTTGTCAGCTTATCTTTTGTCAACGCTTGACTGGCGAACTCTTTTGTCAGCTTGATACCGGTACGCCCACGCACGTTGCAGTCAGCATGAAAGCAGTACCAGAGGCGTTGCATACCATCGTCCGTTACGCTAAACGTGTTTGACTTAGCGCAGACAGGACAGTCTGCTCGGTAACTTGTCAGTGGTTGTATGTCAAGTGACTCAACGTACCCTGTCAGCCACGGCGGTGATTTTGTCATCGCTTGTCCTTTTCGTGATTTTTGTCACCATAACCCATATCGATATCGCTTGACAAGCAGAATTTTGTCAGCCACTATCTATATACCCCCCCTTTAGGGAGACCCCCATGAGGAAGAAGATAGATAAAATTAATCCGATAGCCAAAACCCTACGGGATAGTCTGTACAGAAAGAGAATTGTACAGGATAAACGAAAGGGTGAACAGGATAAACGCGCGAAGAAGGAAATCAGGGATGCCAAGACCACCCAAGATTCGTGAAGACACGAAGACGTACAACCTGTTGATGCCGACAAGACAGTATGATATTTTGTCAGCCCATTCATCACGAATGACTGAGGCGGGTCTGGAACAGGTTGCTGTAGCTGACCTGATCCGCGAAGCAATCGACGTGTACATCGAAGCATTAGAGGATGAGGAGTACGAAGGTAATGTCAGCAAGGAAGATTAAGGTATTCAAAGATCGCAAGGGCAACGACTTGATGCCCTACGTTTTGTCAAAGGATGGTAGGCACGAGGTTGTCGCCCCAGTGTCATCCGTGCGGATTGGAGAGACACGCAAAGATTTTGTCAAGTCAAAGGCTTGCGTGGACTACGCACGATGGGTTGCACTCTTTGTCGGACGAAGTGAAGCCGAATGCAAAAAGTGGCTTGACAAGTATCAGCGGGTGGTGCTAAGACTGTGTACACCGTACGAAGTCAGGTAGTCCTTTCCCGGCTCCGTACGGTGCCTCCTTTAGAATAGTGTGTTGTTCGAAAACTTGAGCAGGGCTGGTAGAGATACTGGCCCTGTTCTTTTTTGTTTGACAGGGTTGATCGTTATCTGTATGGGTAATGTATTGCAACGCCAACACAGAGGAGATTGGCACATGGAAATCACACTGACTGACAATCAACGCCGGGACTTTCTCCGGGCACACAACGAACTCCGCAATATCATTTCTACGATACAGGAGTGCAACGATCTTTGGGTATCCGACTTGGCAAAGCTGGAGCGGCTGCAACATCTGCTGCACTACACGCTCAAGTTTACACCGCCGGTTGACGACGAGGGCAACAGGATGTGGTATCGTGACTTTGTGTTTGAGGAAGAGGTGCCGAGCGATGCGGACGATTGAGAACCACGTCGAGTGGTGCCACTGCTGGCAATGCGGTGGCTACGGCAAAGTCGAGGGCGAGGAGGCAGTGCCGGACCCTATCCGGGGCGGTGATCTTGTCAGCAAGGTGTATTACTGTACCAAGTGTCACGGTGGCGGTGAAGTGTATCGCGCCAAGCTAACACAGACAACAGTGATCCGTGCCTTCTTGACACAGGCAAAGAACGCTCTGGAAGACATCGACCTCATTGACAGCGACCTCGACTTGGCATATGGCAGGATTGATGACGTGATCGGTGACATTGAAAACTACGAAAGAAAGGTAGGGACACGCGATGGGCAAAGTAAGTGACTGGCTAATCGAAATGGAAGAGGACGCCTCGTACATGACGCGCCAACAATTCATGGACAAGCACGGCGAGACGGTGGCCGAGGTTTACGACGAACTGCAACTCAAGTGGCAGTACGATCACGCCGAACCGGGAGAGCCTGACGATGTGGGTTGACCCGGAAGACGATCCGCGTCTGGAAAATGTCAGTGAAATATTGTCAGCCCTAATCACTGAACGCGACCGGCTGGAGTGGGAGGGGGATATTGTCAGTCCAAATATTGTCAGCCGGATACGCCGTCTACGAAATCTTGTCAGCGAGGGAATACTGTGGGAACCAAAATTCTGAGACGAAAAATTGTCAGCCCAAATATTGTCAGCCAAAAGCACACAACATTATCGGCGAACAATCCCTGTGGGACATGCGGACAGCCAGCCATGACGAGAGAGGGCGACCGGCTGCGCTGTCCGTCCTGCTGGCTAAAAGAACAGGCAAAAAAAATAACGCCTATTGACCGGGGCGGTTATTATCCGTAATCTTGCCGGACGTTTAGGACATACGAGAAGGACACAACGACATGAAAAAGCGAATACACATAAATCAGCACGTCATCCGGGCGAATGCCAAGAACGGCACAAACGACCCGGCAATCACTGTCAAAACATACCGTAACAATTATTACGCGCACCGGGTGGAAATCGACGGCGCGTCGTCTGTTGTTTACTCACCGGACAAACCGTTAAATTGTGGTGCGCGGGTATGGGTGGAAACTGACGAACCGGTAACGCTGCACGGCTTGGATAATGATAATTTTACACTGGTGATAGCATGAAACAGGCTACGCTGATCGATCACGAAAAGATGATCTATAATATTTGCAGCGTCTATCGTGACGCCGACGAAACGCAACACGCGGAGGGCTTGTTGTGGTACGATAACGCACAAAAGGCGGCGCACGATATCGCGGTAAAATATGGCATCGCTGTTTACATTGTGGTGGCGGTGATCGCCGCGCTATCCCCAAATAACAAATGGTCTCGAAACGTGACAAACGCGGCGACGCTAATTGATGCTTTCCTGCGCGGCGACGGCATCGACTCGGTGAAAGTCTCGACCTACAACAAGATGAAGGCGAAGGCTTGGGACATCTTGGCGGCGCGTCCGGACTATGACGGCGCAAAAAAGATGCTCAAGGGCCAGAAGATCACGTCCTTTTTTATGGACATCATGGGCGAATTCAACGTCACCATTGATGGCCACGCGCGAAACATTGCCTACAATGAGCGGGTTGGATTGACCGACGACCGGACAAACATCGGCGTCCGTGAATACCGCGCTTTGCAAGCCGCTTACGAAGAGGCGGCGCGACGTGTTGGCCTCATGCCGTACCAGCTACAGGCGATCACTTGGCGCGTTTGGCGCGACCGGCACGGGATTACATGAGCGAAATTTTGTCAGCGCCATGCTTCACAAATATTGTCAGTGCCATGCTTCACTGTTTGGGGATCGGTTGGGGGTTTCCTGCGCCATTGTTCGGGGGCGGGACTGTCGGGCCGGTCGGATCGGCGGCGAGACGACGGGGCCAGCCGATCACCGACGCCAGCCAACTTTTTTTGGCTCAACTCTTCACAGGCTGCAAATCCTGTGCCATGATTCACCCACCGGTCACGAGATGACCGGCAACCAGCAACGAAAGGACATTATCATGCTGGACATAATCGAACCTACCGCACGTTTTATCAGCCGGGGCGGCGGCACCTATGACCACACGCACACTGATCTGGCCGACGTGTCGATCTATTCGGACCTTGCCAAGATTCGGCGGGTGCCGATCGATGCTTTGACTAGCTGGGCCGACCGGACGCCTGACGGTGACGTGATCCGGGAGATTGTCGAGCCAACCCGGCTGGACGGTTTCTCGGCACTTGTTAACAAAGCGACCGGCGACCTGTTGCAGACCCGGCCTGTTGCCGACACCTACAAGCTAGTCAGCCATGACGAATTGTTCAGCCTACAGGCTAAAATGGTGGCGGAATCCGGCTTGCCGATCTCGAACCTTGAGATCATTGATCGGCTCTACGATGGCGGACTCCGGGCGCACCGGACCATCATGTTCCATGACCTCGATGCTGTTGTTGGCAATTCTGACGACCGGGTTGTTTGCCGCATGGATGTTTTCAACTCTGTCGACATGTCTTGGTCATTCCAGATTTTTTCTGGTGCCTACCGTGACCTGTGCCGGAATACTTTGGTGTTCGGCGGCGAGAAGGCCTATCACCAGAAGCGCAAGCACACTAAGAACCTTAGCCCTGCCGCGCTTATCGGCAAGGCAACGATGGGGCTGGACTTCTGGCAGAACAACCGGGACGAAATGGACCGGATGCGCCAGACGCCACTGACCCGCGATCAATTCGGGTTGATCCTTGCGAATACGATCTGCGCCAAGCCGGGAGCGCCTAAGATTGAGGGCGTGTCGATCCCGGTCAACGAGCGGTTGCTTGGCTATCTGTTGCACCGGTACGACGAAGAGGTGGCAGAACTGGGCCGGACTCAATGGGCGGCCTATAACGCACTGACCCACTGGTCAACGCACACTGACACCGAATGGACCACCGACGAGGGGAAGACGTACAAGACCGGCAAGAAGGACGCCCGGACGCACCTTGTGCAACGCAAGCGATCCGACGATGTCCGGACCGTGCTGGATTCCCTTGTCTGGCAAGCTATGGGAGAGCCAGCTTTTGCATGACTTGATTGCATCACTATTCCGGCTTTGCTGGATAATCCTGCTGGTGATTATCATTGCCAGCGTCATCTAAACGAAAGGACAAAACGATGACAACGAACAACACAACGACCACAACATTCCCGCCTCACCTGATCGAAGGCTTTAAGAAGCTGGCCGACGATTTCGAGGCACACATCCGGGCCGACGAGCGGTCACGCATTGCCGCCAAGTTTCGGGCTGAATTCCCCGAGAGGCCAGTTGCCAAGCCGGGGTTGTTCCCGATCACCGGCTTGCATGGTGAGCCGCTTAACGAAGTCGGCCAGCAGTCGAAGACCTACGACCCGGCGGCACCGTTTGATTATGCCGGACAGCGTCTGAATGAGAGCCACAGGCGCATGATTGCTTGGCTTTCATCCGGTACGTTTTTTGCGGTTCCGACACTGGCGGGGCATCTCAACGTCAAGAAGCAGACCGTCTATCAGTATCTGGACGCGATCAAGAGGGCTGGTTACAAGTTGGAAATCCGTAGCACCGGGAACAACAAGGGCGGCTATCGCAACATTTACCGGCTTGCCAAGACCGGCTAGTTTTGCAACAACATGGGGGCGGGGCGCGGTTGCCCCGTCTCAACCACACGAAAGGACGAAACGATGAAAACATCTATCAAAAGCGAACTGACCACCTCTGAAGCTAAAGAGGTTTTTGCGATCACCGAGCGGGAAATCCGCACGATCCGCATAATGATCACCGGCATTGAAAATCAGATATCGGCCCTCGATGAATTCATGGATGCGATCGGGTTGCAAAAATGGATGGGCAGCAGCCCGCGTTCCGTTGCCGCGTGTGACTTCAAGATCACGAAAGACGATTGAAACAGGAACAACGCCCCGGCCTTTGTGCCGGGGTTTTTGCTTAGGGAAGGGAAAAGGAACGATGGAAATCATCACCAGAAAAGAAGCGAAGGCGGTGGGGTTGCAAAGGTACTTCACCGGGAAGCCGTGCAAACACGGCCATGTTTCCGAGCGTTTGACGGCTGGTGGCACGTGTCAGGAATGTTTAGATCGCAGATATTGGGGCGATAGAGAGCGCCCACAAAAGCATTCTGTCCCGGCGCATCTGCGGCAGTATTTGATGACTAGGAAAGAGGCACGGGCGTCAGGGCTTACAACCTATTTTACGGGACAGCCATGTAAAGAGGGGCATATTGCAGCCCGTTGGACTAGCAGCGCGCATTGTGTAATTTGCGCGAGAGCAAGGTGGGATCTTGCGTTTTGCTGTAACAAAAAGGCCCCCGTTCGCAGGACTGAAGAATATCGGTCAGAACATCAGAGGAAATATCGCGCGGTTAATGCCGAAAAAATACGTGCGCGCGTCAGGGAATATCAGATCGAAAATAAAGAAAGGTACATGGAGTATCAGACGGCATATCAGGCGGCGAGGCGTGTGTTGCAACGAAAGGCTCAACCACCGTGGGTAGATGTTGCAGAATTGAGAGCGATCTATAGAGCTATGAGGCGCAAGAACAGAAAAGCCGGAAAGATCGCATATCACGTCGATCACATTGTGCCGCTGCAGGGCCAGAATGTTTGCGGCTTGCACGTGCCGTGGAATTTGCAAGTTATCTCAGCGCGTGAAAATCAACAAAAGGGCAACCGCATCGAAGCGTAACGAAATACCCTCCCGGCGGGGTGAATAGCCGGGTTCCTCCCTAACTTGCCCCCGGCCCTAGTGCTGGGGGTTTTTTATGGGCGGGTGCTGCATTAATAGCTTGCGGCTTGAACTGGCGGGATAAATCGGCGGGCTGGGGTTTCGGGATATGCTGCGCTTTATGACCTCGAAAGACAGCCCGGCAGGTAACCCATATCGGAAATAATGTCAGCCCAACGTAAAAACCGCGCACGATGGCGCGGCATATAAGGGCGGTGGGTTCCCGGCTTGTTGCAAAACATCATGGCGCTTGTAGTCGGCCCATCATCGATGGTCTGACCCCGGTGTGGGGGTCGCTAGGGCCACCGGGGGGGTACCAGTACTTGTATGCAATCTCGACCTTGATTTGTGGATTTGGGGTTATCTGTATGGATATGTTTGCATGTCCCACTATATAACCCCTACGGGTAGACCCGTCTTCCCCTGCGGGAAAGTTTTGCAACTCCCTAACGGACTCTATCGGGTACTGTGGGGGTATATCCCGGCGGGTCTTAGACCCATTGTACATACGAGAGTTTATTCTGTCAAGTAAATTCGTCAGAACACCCCTCTGAAATAATTTTTTTGTTGACAATCAGCCTTATCGACCCTAATATGGTACCGTGGGCTGTTTCACGTACGGTATATTCCCACACATCTGTGAAATATTCTCTTGAATCACGGCGAATATGGCTAAGTGAGACGCCCACGCCTCCAACCCCGTTGCAAAAAACAATGAATTTGCTCCCACAACAAAAAAAAGAGCGGGTACTTACCCCTCAACAGACCCAGTTTCTTGAACTTTTGTTCGAAAACGGTGGTAATGCCACGGCTGCAGCCATAGATGCAGGATATTCACGTGGTTCTGTCCAGTGGTTGAAGTCCACGTTGGCAGAAGAGATCATTGAACGCACAAAAAACATACTTTCGGTCAATGCTCTGAAGGCAGCAAACCGTATTGTCTCCACAATTGACAATCCCGCCCCCGAACGAGGCGACGAACTAAGGCTACGAGCCGCAGAATCGTTGCTTAACCGCGTAGGAGTTGCAAAACAGGAGACCCACAACCACAACGTACAAGCAATACACGGTGTGGTGTTGCTTCCCCCCAAGAATGAAGTAGTAATTGATGCGGAGACGTAACGAATATGTACAAGTATGACAATCAAAGCACCAGTCTTACCCGAGCAACTGGCCCATACCGACCAAACACGTTGCATCCAAAGCCTAGACATATTGGAAAATATGATCCTACTACTGATGCAGATACTGATAGATTTCCTATGAGGGGGCCACGTGGACGACCAGCAGCAATCAGCGCCGAAAAAGCGCGGTAGACCTAAAAAAGACCCCAATGCGCCAAAGGCCACATATAACCTCTCTACGAGGGAACGTGCGCGACGTGCGGCGACGAAACGTGTTAATGCCGCGAAACGTCGTGCAGTCAAGTCAAGCAAAGCCGCAGAGGACAAACGACGCTATGCCCGAAAGCTGGAACAAACTACAACAAAGGTTGAAAAGGCTCTGGTTGGCAACGAGTCTGCCACAATCGATCTTGGGGATTTGGATGTACTGCCAGATGCAGTCAGTGACCTTGTTAGCGAAAGCGAGATTGTCTTTCAGCCGAATGATGGCCCTCAGACAGACTTTCTCAGTGCGGGTGAGCGAGACGTACTTTACGGCGGTGCTGCCGGTGGTGGAAAGAGCTTTGCACTTCTTGCTGATCCGCTACGTTACTGCCACAATCCTAATCATCGTGGTCTTCTTCTCCGTCGTACACTGGATGAACTCACCGAACTAATCGACAAGTCACGTCAACTGTACCCCAAAGCCTTTCCGGGTGCAAAGTTCCGGGAGTCAAAAACCACGTGGGTGTTTCCATCCGGAGCAACAATATGGTTTACGTACCTTGACAGAGATAAGGACGTAACCCGCTTTCAGGGTCAGGCGTTCAACTGGATAGGTATCGATGAGATAACGCAATACCCCACACCGTACGTTTGGGATTACCTTCGTTCTCGTCTTCGCTCAACAGACCCTGAACTCCAACAACACCTCTATATGCGTTGCACAGCGAACCCCGGAGGCATTGGGGGCTGGTGGGTCAAAAAAACGTACATTGACGGCCTAGAACCCAACAAAGCCTTTCCCGCATTTGACATCGAGACACAAAAGCCCTTTGTGTGGCCAGCAGGTCACGAGAAGGCAGGTCAACCGCTGTTCCTTCGCAAGTTTGTACCGGCGCGGCTGACCGACAATCCCTACCTGATGGCAGACGGTCAGTACGAGGCGATGCTCAGGTCGCTCCCAGAAGTCGAGCGAAAGCGGCTTCTCGAAGGGGATTGGGATGTGGCGGAGGGAGCAGCCTTCCCAGAATTTTCAAGGAGTCGGCACGTTGTCGAACATTTCGAGTTACCTACCAATTGGCCCCGTATACGAGCGGCAGACTACGGCTATGCGAGTCCGTCGTGCGTTCTGTGGGGGGCTATTGACTGGGATAACAATATCTGGGTTTATCGCGAACTATATGCTAAACACTTGACAGCGGAAGAGTTAGCTGATAAAATAATGGAAGCAGAACAACTCGACCCAACACCGCACTACACCGTGTTGGATTCGTCGTGTTGGAACAAGACAGGATTCGGTCCGTCGATTGCCGAAACAATGATGAGAGCCGGAGTCCGCTGGACACCTTCTGATCGTAATCGCATACAGGGCAAGATGGAAGTTCATCGCCGTCTTGCTAATGATCCCTACACAGAAGAACCTCGATTACGTATCTTCTCCAGTTGCCAAAACATAATTAAGCAACTGGCTGGCATTCCGCTTTCTAAGTCCAACAGTGAAGATGTAGATACTAAGGCAGAGGATCACGCATACGACGCTCTGCGATACATGGTAATGACACGCATGAGCGGATACACATCAATACACAAACAACTTGGTGCAATTAAGAGTCAGGTGTACCAAGTCCAAGATGAGACGTTCGGATACTGATGGCAAAAAAGACCGTAAAAGATTTATCTATTGAGATAGTAAAAAAGGCAGAGGCGGGTACTCTGACTATCGGTGAAGCACTGGATTACGTATCTAATCCTAGTGTCCCTATGCCTGAGTCGTACAAGTCAATTAACAAAGAAGGCGTCCACGTTGCCCGTGCCCAGATGAATACGGTACGCAACAACATGAAGACGCTTAAAAAGCTGGCTCCTGATGACTTTCCTCTCGGACTAGACACGCCTCTCAAAGATATGCGGAATGCAGAAATCGTGTTTCTGTTCCGTCGTGATGGTTCTCCTGATCTTTCGAACCGAGCCTATAACTATCAAATCTTCGAAAACATTCTGTTTCACAACCTCGACAAGTATGGTCTTTCAGCCATCACTGAGGATGTGGGCGACGGCATTAAAGAGTCCATGTATCCGCGCCTTGCGGGTGCAGGTAATCCAATGGGTACGCAGCGTACAGGTCTTGCTGGCGAACGTCCTATGGAGGGACTGCTTGAGAAGGAAAAGCTGGATGCAATATACGCGGATGCTCTTCCTGAAGTCGAAGCAAAGTACAACGCTAATACACGCCGACTCGTAGAATACCATCGCAACACCTTCCAGCGTCCAGAACAACTAGTAGGTTTGAAGGTTACAGATGTCATCGTCGATGGCGACAACATAACCGTCAAGGGCAAGAAGACAACCAAGACAGATCACAAGGGTCGTCCAGAGTTGACCTTTAAGGCAAGTAGCCCTATGGGCCGCTTGCTGACAGAAGCAAAGAATTCCAGCACCTCTGATCTTCTCTTTGATACTGACATCGACACGTTCAATGATGCGTTTAATGATACGGTCGGAAAACGACTTGCCGAATACAAAGATGTGCTTCCACAGGCGGACGTTAAAGTCACTCTGCCCAATGGTAAAGTAGAAATTCAGCAACGCGCAGTTACAACTCCGTCTGCTATTCGTTCGATTGTCCCACACTACCTGCATAAGCAACTCAAAGTCAACAAAGACGTTGTTCAGGGCTTGATGGGACACATCAATGCCGATACGATTGACCGTAACTATATTGGCATCTCAGCAAATAAAGACCTCCCTCTGGTTCTGGAAAATCCTGAAAACTTTGCCCAGAGTGGATTCGGTGGCGGAACTAACGCCCAGCATTTTGATCGCAGTCTTCTCAGTGAAGAACAGCTTGAGTTAATTGCAGGCGAACTTACTGAAGCCGAGACACAAGAGGCAAAGGCACGTACTGCTGTTGCTGTTCGTGTACAGGCAACAGAAGCTCTTCAAACACAAAAAGCGGTTATAGAACGTGCTGCACAGATGCCAGAAGAAATTGCTGCTGCAACCACTGTCGCAGAAGGCGAAGCGCAAATAGCGCAAGTGCAGTCTGAGGCTCGTTCTAGCGCACGAAAAGAGTCTGCTGCAAACAGAGGTAAAGCTCACCGCAACGCATTGCGCGAAATGCTAGACCCACGTAATCTCAAGTCTTCGGCGCTGGCTGGGCTGGCTACTGCAGGTACTCTGCTGTCAAAGGCACCCAATCCCGTGTTTGATTTAGTAGGCGGTCTTGTAGATAAAGAGAGCTACGACATCGCAGAACAAAAGGGTCGTACCTTTGTGTCCGAGTTGACAGGTCAGCCGGAAGATAGCTTTCTGTCACGAATAGGCGGGGGAGCAGGCGTAGTAGGTGAGATGCTTACCGGTGCTGTTGCTGACCCCGAGGGTGCAGCCCGTACAAGCGCCCAGATGATGTCGCTGCTGGGCAAGACCCCGATTCTTAATTTGACGAGGGGCATTCCTGATGCGGCCCCGCCACAGACAGGTACACTTGAGGCAGAAGACGCTGCGTCTAATGTCCAAGACGTAGAAAACCGCGCACGTAGCGGTCAAACCACGTCCCTGCTGGACGTACAACCACAAACTTTATAGGGAGGCATTAATGCCGAACAACAACTACAACTACGGCGAAGCATACATTAACGCCGCTTGCACTACGTCTGTTGATGATCAGATGGGTGCCAATCAGCTTTACCGTGAAGGTCTCGAATTCGACACCAAGACCGCACAGGGCGTGCTGACTGAGGACATGCCTAAGAAGATGTCCAAGACTGCAGTTGATCCTTCGCTGATGAAGATGGCTGAACAACGCGACTACTAAGAGGTAGGTCGATATGGCTGACAACTTTCTGGAACCGGCTGACGATACAGCAGTTCCGCTAGAAAACCCGGAAGAACAGTTTCCGGGCCTAGCGGCGTACGTCAGGGGTAAATTTGAAGACGCAGAGAACGGACGTTTCTCGTACGAACAGCGATGGTTGCAAGCGTACAAGAACTTCCGTGGCATCTACGATACAACTACACAGTACCGTGATTCTGAGCGGTCAAAGGTGTTCATCAAGATCACCAAAACCAAGGTGCTGGCAGCATACGGTCAGATCGTAGACATTCTGTTTGCTAACAAGAAGTTTCCGATGGTTGTTGAGCCGACTCCCGTACCGGAAGGTATCGCGGAGTTTGCACACCTTGAGACTCCGCTGGATCAGATGGTAGAAGACCCGTACGGCTACGCAGGCGACGGGCGAGAAATGCCGTTTGGTGCAACAGAGGCAACTCCGTCTATGGACTTTCTTGGTGGGTTGCAGCAGCGATACGCTAATGCACCTATCCAACCCGGTCCTGCCCTCATGGGCGAACCCCAGATCAGTCCGGCTCAAAAGGCTGCACTGAACATGGAGAAGCAAATCCATGACCAACTCCTTGACACAAGTGCTGTTAATGTTCTTCGATCTTCTATCTTTGAGTCCGCACTTCTGGGAACTGGTATTGTAAAGGGTCCGTTCAATCACTACAAGCGAATCCACAAGTGGCAGTCGGGTCCGGAGGGTCGGCAGTACGTTCCCTACGAAAAGGTAGTTCCACGTATTGAACACGTATCTCCGTGGGACTTTCATCCCGATCCGTCTGCAACAAACGTAGACGACTGTGAGTACGTTATTCAACGTCACCGCATGAATCGACAGCAGCTTCGTGGGCTGATTGCACAACCGTATTTCTACAAAGATGCAATCGAAGAATGCCTTGCAAAAGGCCCGAACTACGAAGACAAGTACTACGAAGATACCATCCGTGAGGATGAGACTGAGCCGTACTATCAGGGCAATCGCTACGAAGTACTAGAATACTGGGGTGTTATTGACTCCAAGATGGCCGATGAGGCAGGTCTAGACGTAGCTGACAGCATGGATGAGTTCGATCAGGTTCAGGTCAACATCTGGATTTGTGGCACAATGGTGCTGCGCTGCGTTCTCAACCCGTTTACACCTGCACGCATTCCCTACCAAGTGTTCCCGTACGAGATCAACCCCTATCAAATCTGGGGCGTTGGTATTGCTGAGAACATGGAAGACGCGCAGATGTTGATGAACGGCCACGTTCGTATGGCTATCGACAACCTTGCTCTTGCTGGCAACCTCGTATTCGACGTGGACGAAGCATCTCTTGTGCCGGGACAGAACATGGATATCTTCCCCGGTAAGATATTCCGTCGTCAGTCGGGCGTCACTGGTACAGCAATCAACGGTCTCAAGTTTCCTAACACGGCACCTGAGAACATCCAGATGTACCAGATCAGCCGTCAGCTTGCAGACGAAGAGACAGGTCTGCCATCCATCATGCACGGACAGACGGGCGTAGCAGGCACAGGACGCACAGCATCCGGCCTCTCTATGCTGCTTGGCGGTGCAAGCCTGTCACTCAAGACGGTAATCAAGAACATTGACGACAGCCTTCTCAAGCCGCTTGGTGAGGCGTATTTCCAGTGGAACATGCAGTTCAACGATGACTCTCCTGACATCGAAGGCGACCTAGAGATCAAGCCACGCGGTGTAGCAGCCGTTATGCAAAAAGAAGTACGAAGTCAGCGTTTGACTACGCTGCTGCAAACGGTATCGAATCCGATGCTGGCACCGTTCATCAAGATTCCGAATCTGATGCGCGAACTCGCTATCGCACAGGACATTGATCCAGACAGTCTCGTCAACGATGTTAACGAGGCACAGATTTTCGCAGAGATGTTGAAGGGATTAGCCAATGCTCAACAAGAAGCAAGCCAGCAAGGTCAGCCAACTGGTGACCAACAAGGAAGCGTGGGACAGTCTGGAGGAGTACCTCCGGGAGCAAATCCAGATGACGCTTCGGGCGTTGGTGGCGGCACAATCGGAACTGGAAGTGTTCCGGCTGCAGGGGAAAATAACTTCACTGGAACAGATCAAGGGGCTGAAGGCTGACTACGAAGCAGCGGTGAGTATGCGAGATGAATGAAATAGTTCAAGGCTACATATCGACAGTCCTGACAGAGAGAGCGACAGGGGCACCTAGTCCGTACGACCAAGACACGGGCATGAGTCGTAGCTTTCTTCCCTATCGGGGTACAGCACCGGCAAGTAGTCCTGCTGCCGCTGCAATCGCAGCAGCCTTTTCAGAACGAGACGACGCTGTCTACAGGGGAGACCTTGTTGTTACAGGAATAGGCACAGACGTTAGGGATCGCTTTGGAGGTATGCCTCGTAGTGTTACCGGAGCGATTTCTGGAACAGGTTTGGGTCCGTTTGCTGCACTGGGGGCAGCAATGTCGTCAAATAATCTCACTAGAATTCAAGAAAAACAGAGAGCCGGTGAAGAAGGCTATGCTGTCGGTATGCTTAACGGGCGTATTGTAGGCGTCTCCCCCGGAATAGGCGGTCCCGTGCTGTCAGGTATGTTGCCTGAAGGGATAAGCGTAAAGCAACGACAGAGCATTGCACAACAGCTTCTTGAGATGTCCGGATCAAGATTCCAGCCTGATGAAGGCATAGGAGGATCAGCAGCGGACAACCCTAACCTGAAGACCGGACGTACCTACTCTGAGACAAGATTCGGCGCAGGAACTTACGAAGGCGGGACAATCCCCCCTGACAGTATCAACCCCTCTGCGTTTGTCATGGGTATCCCCCCTGCAGGTGATCGAGGGGATGATCCATCAAGTATTAGGTTCATAAATATTGGGGCAGATCGTCCCGATCCTAACTACCGTCCGTCTTTGAATACCTTTGACTATTATGGTGATCCCGGTGGCGACACGGGTCCGGCACCTACAGGCGGGGCAACGACTCCACGTGATGATTCTGACAGAGATCAGCCTAGAAACGAGTATTCAATAGGGGGCGGTGGCAGCAACAATCCTGCGGACAGAGGCTACTCCATGATGGCTGATGGCGGTACTGTTCAAGGAACAGGCTTCGTTTCCGGCTCTCCTGACAACTATACCAAAGCACAGACAGTAGCCGATGACGAGAATCGTCAAGTGCGCGAAGGAGCATTTGTTCTTAACGCGCCTACTACCGAAAAGCTTCAAAAAGCCGGACTGTTGCCTACCGGGGTTGACAATTCAGGTAAAAACACTACAATAAAAGCAAGCAAAGGTGGTTTGATGGACGTAGCCCTGTCCAAGGGTGAGTACGTTATCGAACCCGAAGAAGCCCAGCGCATTGGGTACTCATTTCTCGAACAACTTAATAATGGTGGCAAGGCCGAAGTAGATCGTCGGCAAGCTGCTGCTGATGGCGGGTTCATCAAGGGTTACGCAGAAGGCGGAGAACTACCTCTTGCTAAGATTGAACTTAGCGACGCCACTAAAAACAAATTCAATACTTTTTTGAAGAGTCGTCGTCAACGTGCTGATGTTGAAAGGCTCATTGATAACATGGACGACAGAGAGCGTCTTGCTGTACTGGCCTTGGCTGAAACAACTGCAGCTACTGACTCCGTCGAATCTATGATGGGCGTAGGTCAAACTGCTATTAACCGTGCGCGTACAAACCGTCCAAGCTTTTCTAAAGTAAACGATCTTGCATCTGTCATGAAGCAGCGATCATCTCGCGGCTCTGGAAGCAAGATGTTTCAGTACGACGGACTTGAACCCGGCATTCTTAGTAAGAGACTGAAAGAGGTAATGGAGGGACGTGTTCCGGGCGCGGTAACAAAGACGTTTTCTGCGGCAGATAATCTGTTAAATCCTGAAACAGAGTCTGACCCCGTATTACCATTTGATGTAATGTTTTACACAAAACCTAACGCACCACTAGCAAAGGATTTTGAAAAAAATCCTAAAATGCGTTTTGTTAAAAGTTATGGAGGGCATGATTACTACGCTCTCGACGCGGCCCCAGAAGGGACTCGCAAGTAATTAGTCAGCTACCCGCTACGTTCATTCGCGGCCCTGACACAACCGGAGCGGCTACCTACACGCCAAAGTAGCCCCGCTAATGAGGTAAATAAAATGGCAAAAAAAGTTCGCGGCCATCGTGCCAACAAACCCAACGATTCCTTTGGAACCATCGACAGTGACTCGCTCTACAAAGGTGCATACCGTAAAGAGGTATACCAAGACGACGACGAGGAAGCTGTAGAACAACAAGCGGAGCAATCCGAATCGGACGAGCAGTCCGAACCTAACTTTGCACAAGGGCAAGAGAAAGCGGAACACGATTACAAGAAGCGTTACGACGATCTCAAGAAGCACTACGATGCAAAGATTAGCGAGTTCAAGGCAAAAGAAGAAGAAATGACGGCGACCCTTACCCAAGCTACTCGCCAACAAAATATCTCGTTGCCCAAGTCACCTGAAGAACTCGAAGCATTCAAGGAGCAGTACCCCGACGTATACGATGTCGTCGAGACTATTGCAACCATGAAAGCGGGAGAACGTGCAGGGGAACTGGAAAAGGAACTCGAAACAATCCGCGAAAAGGAACAGAATACACGGGTTCAAGCGGCATACCAAGAACTTACAAACAAACATCCGGACTTTAATGAACTACGTACGGATGAGCGTTTTCTCCAGTGGCTCGAAGAACAGCCCGAGAACATCTCAGACGGCATCCTGAAGAACAACACTGACGCCCGTTGGGCATCTCGCGTTCTTGACCTTTACAAGGTCGATGCTGGCATCACTACTAAGAAACGTACCAAGAAGAGTGAGTCTGCTGCAGCGGCTGTAAACTCTCCCAAGGCACGTGACATTACGGGTGAAGCAAGGGGTGGTGATCGGATTTGGAAAGCCTCTGAAATCGGCAAGATGAAACCTTGGCAGTTCGAAGAAATGGAAGCAGAACTGGACAAGGCTCGTGCCGAAGGTCGTATTGACTACAACAACTAAACTAAACCTCAACAAAGGAAGGAAAGACCCATGGCTTTTGATAGTGCATCAGGTTACAACAACCTGCCTTCCGGTAACTTTACTCCGGAAATCTTTAGTCAAAAGGTTCTCAAGTTCTTCCGTCGCGCTTCGGTTGCTGAAGACATCACGAATACCGACTACGCTGGCGAAATCGAGAACTACGGTGATACCGTCCGTATCATCAAAGAACCTACAATCACCGTTTCTAGCTACTCCCGTGGCTCGGTGGTAAACCCGCAAGACCTCGCTGACGATCAGACCACTATGGTTGTAGATCAGGCGAATGCTTTTGCGTTCAAGATTGACGACATTGAAGAGCGTCAGTCCCACGTCAACTTCGAGGCTCTGGCCACTTCTTCGGGTGCATACTCGCTGAAGCGTAAGTACGACGGTAACATCCTGACCGCCATGTTCGATGGCGCAGGTCTCTCGTCTGAGTCGGGTGCAGCCACCGAGACCATCACTGGTCTGGGTACGCTTGCTTCCCCGCTGACTTCGCAGACTGGCGACAACCTCGTCAACCTGATGCTCAAGATGGCACGTGCCCTCGACGATCAGTCGGTTCCGGAAGAGAACCGTTGGTTTGTTGCAGCACCGGCCTTCTACGAGAAGCTGTTTGGCGCAGGTGCCAAGTTTGCAGAGGTACAGGTCACTGGTGACGGCACTTCGCCGCTGCGTAACGGCCTCGTTATGCAGGGCAACATTGCTGGCTTCAATTGCTACAAGTCCACTGCAATGAATGCTGCTGGTACTGACACCGTTGACGTAACTGGTCTGGGTGCGGGTGAATTCCCGATCCTTGCTGGTCACATGTCCTCGACTGCAACTGCTTCGCACATCGCGAAGACTGAAGTTGTACGTTCCACCGAAACCTTTAGCGACATCGTTCGTGGTCTCCATGTGTTTGGACGTAAAGTCCTTCGCCCGGAAGCCCTCGTTCGTGGCGTTATCTCACTGTAGAGGGAGGCTTAAATGGCTACTTACCAATCTTCTGCCGTTACTGCACAGAGTGCTGGCATCCCTGCTGGTGGCGGCGCACACGTCGCTGTCGTTAAGCTGGACTTCTCGTCTACCAATCTTGGTACGTCCGAGTCCATCGACGTGATGCACGTCCCTGCAGACACCATCGTTCTGAACGCCTACTTGGAAGTTCTGACTGCTGGTGCCGGTGATCTCGACTTGGGTGACGATACCGACCCGAACCGCTACGTAGCTGCCTACGACGGTTCTGGTGCAGGCGTTGCTCCGGCTGCAGGCACCGCAGGTGGATTCCTGTATAACGCTGCTGATCATATCGTTATGACTAACGGTTCGACTGATGCGTTCACAGGTGTTGTTAAAGTTGTCGCAGTTATGACTCCGGTCCCTGCTGATCCGGCAACTGCCGCAACCTTCGCCTAACCAACCTGTCGGGGGGGCCACGTGCCCCCTTGACACCCTTTTAATTATGTGATAAAAGCAGGAACCTCCTGCGGGGATAAACCATATGGCCCGTAAAGCCGACAAGATGCCAGCCCGTAACAAGAAGAACTTTCGCCCCACCAAGAAGGGTGCGGGTATGACCGAAGCTGGGGTCAAGGCTTACCGCAAAAAGAATCCCGGTTCCAAACTCAAGACTGCAGTCACCGGCAAAGTGAAGCCCGGAAGCAAAGACGCAAAGCGACGTAAGTCGTTCTGTGCCCGTTCTGCAGGACAGATGAAGAAGTTTCCCAAAGCAGCAAAGAATCCGAATAGCCGCCTTAGACAGGCTCGGAAGAGGTGGAAATGCTAACTGCATTGATTGGCCCTATCTCGCAACTTGCGGGTACGTGGCTCGAAGGAAAGGTTGAAAAGACCAAAGCCGAAACCGGTGCGAAGGTTGCCAAAGCAAAAGCCGAAGCAACCATCATGGAAAAGAAAGCTACCGGTGAAATCGACTGGGACTTGGAAGCTATCAAGGGAAGCCAATCCTCGTGGAAAGACGAGTGGTTGGTTATTTTGTTTTCGGTACCCTTGATTCTTGCGTTCATCCCCGGAATGGAAGGTGTCGTAGCTAACGGCTTTGCACAGCTAGATGCGATGCCCGAATGGTATCAGTATTCGCTCGGTGTAATCGTTGCCGCATCCTTTGGCGTTCGTAGCGCAACTAAGTTCTTTGGAAAGAAATAACTATGGCAGAGATGACCTTCGAACGCATTGCGCAGTGGAAGCTTCTTCCCCGCTTTATGATGTTGATAATGACTCTGATGTCGTGGCGTTGTGCAGAGTGGTTTATGAACTTGGACGCCCCAACAGCTTCACAGTCCGCCTTTGTGAGCGTTGTGATGGGTGCTATGACCGGTGCGTTTGGCATCTGGATGGGCGGAGAGAATAAAAAATGAAATATAACACATCGCATTTTCTCGACAAGCTGATTGCACACGAGGGCATGGTCCTCACTGTGTATCAGGACACTCTCGGCATCGACACTATTGGTATCGGGCGCAATTTAAAAGACCGAGGGATCAGTAAAGAAGAACTCGATTACATGGACATTCCGTCGATGGCTATTGTGTACGAACACGGTATCACGGAAGCGGATGCACGTTATCTTGCCATGAACGACATCAAGATCGTAGAGGACGAACTGTGCCGCGTACATCCGTGCGTCAACGACCTCGACGCGGTACGTCAGCTAATCTTGATGGACATGGCCTTCAATATGGGTGTGCCACGCCTCTGTAAATTCAAAAACATGTGGAGTGCGATACACGAACAGAAGTTCGACATCGCAGCCGCAGAGATGCTCGACTCCCGTTGGGCGACACAGGTAGGTTCGCGGGCTGTTAAGCTTTCGGACGCAATGAAGAAGGGAGAGTTTTGATGCCTTTAACGGATAAAGGCAAAAAGATCATGTCTTCAATGAAACGTACCTACGGGGGCCGTAAGGGTGAGCAAGTCTTCTACGCAACACGCAACGCCGGAAAGATTGAAGGCGTGGAGAAAGAACAAGAACTCAAGAAGGGTGGCCGGGTTAGAAAAGCTAGCAAATCGTCGAAGCCTAAAGCGAAGAGCAAGAGTCGAGTTAATGAAGCTGGCAACTACACTAAGCCCGGAATGAGAAAGCGTCTGTTCGAACGTATCAAGGCGGGTTCGAAGGGCGGCAAGCCGGGGCAGTGGTCAGCACGTAAAGCCCAGATGCTAGCACAACAGTATAAAAAAGCAGGAGGCGGTTACCGCGACTAGCAATGATGCACGTCTTTCTCCTGTTTGTTTTCTTGGGAACGGGAGAAGACAAGCGAAGAGTCAGCAACGACATGTATTTTCGCGACCTAAATGAATGCGTGTGGTACGCACAAAAACTCCACAAACAAGGAAACGAGGTTACGGCGTACTGCCTACCCAAACTGGTCGATAAAGATACGAAGGTATACTGAGATGCTTGCTGAACTCGCTGCTGCCAACGCCGCCTTTGCTGTAATCAAAACTGCTGTTCAGAATGGAAAAGACATTGCTTCCGCAGGTCATGCTATTGCAGAGTTCGTTGGCGCGAAGGAAGCCTTACAGAAGAAATCCCAAAAAAAGGGCAATAGTTCGGACCTTGAAGAGTTTATGGCCCTCGAACAGATTCGAGAACAAGAAGAGCAACTCAAGACCATAATGATTTATGCGGGTCGTCCGGGTTTGTGGGGTGACTGGCAAAAGTTTCAAGCCAAAGCGCGGGTCGCCCGGAGAGAAGCGGAAGAGGCGGCAATTCGTAAGCGCAAGCAGATGCTCGACATCGCCATTGTTACCTTCTTCTTTGTCTTGGGTTTGGTTATTTTGGGCTGTATCGTTGCCCTCGCTCTCCACTCACAGGGACGCCTCTAGTTTTTTTCTTGTAAACTCTGGGTAACTGTGCTATAATAGGGTTATTTACGGAGAGTTGCATGGACCGCATGGTAATCGAAGCCCTAAAACACAAGTACGAAGCCCAAAAGGCAAGTGTGCTAGAAACATTCAAAACCTCCGACATTATGGAGGACATCGACGACGCACTGAACACGTGGCACAAAGCAGACCGTCAGTTGATGACCATAAACCATATAG